TTTGCGATCCAGTGCGATACTTTTTGGAATATCAGTCAAAAGACCATATCCGCGCTAATGGCGGAAAAATTTATAGGAACAATTCAACTCTCAAAAAATTGTGGACCGAACAAGAATACCAAAATTTTCAGCAACAACTTCAGAAGTAAACCAAGACGCTGTCTATACTCGCGACCAGTATTTGGAGATGGTTGGCGACTTCAAGAGTTCTTTCCCGACGCCGGTCATCGAGACGCACGAAAACCGCTATGTCGTACGCGAAGATTTGCTTGACGTCGGGACGAAAGCACGAGCCGGCGAGTTTTTAATTGCGACATGTCCTAGCGACACCATCGTATATGTTCAGCCGCGCTGCGGTTTTGCCGGAATTTCATTGACCAAGCTCTGTAAAATGTACGGCAAAAAGCTTGTTTTGTTTATGCCGTCGTCAAAAGAAGTATCCAACCATCAAGCCTGGTGCATCGAACACGGCTGCGACTACCACTTCTACAGGATTGCAGCGATGCCTAACCTAAATCTGATTGCGGCTAAGTGGGCAGAGGAGAACGATGCATTTTTTGTGCCTCTTGGTTTGCGGCATAAACTCGTCACGGCTATGATGGTCAAGGTCGCGTACGAGCTTTGTGAACCGGATTCCTTTTGGACGGCGTTCTCTACAGGAGTTCTCAATCGAGCGTTGCAAATTGCTTGGCCGAATGCCGAAGCTAACGGTGTAGCGGTGGCTAGAAATATCCATGAAGGGGAAAAGGGTCGAGCTAAAATCGTCGGACACTATCGCGCGTTCTCCCAAGATAGCTTAACGCTTCCACCATTTCCGTCTGCGTCTAACTACGATGCCAAAGTTTGGGAATTCACCGAGCCTGGCGATTTGTTTTGGAATGTGGCCGGAGAAGTCAAGAGCAACATTAACCCGAAAACAATTAACTCCTACAGAGACTGGAACAAAAAACAATGAGTGCTAACCATCATTGCTTAAACGCGTCAATTCCTCAGCATCTTTATGGCTACGTGAACCGTCTTTTTTTGACGGGCTACGACCCAGAAGAAGAACTTAATTACGAGCCGTGCGTCATTTTTGGCGTGACGTCGATTCCTTCACGCGCGTTGCATTTTTCAATTTTATGCGAAAGCGGGGCGCAGTGGGCAAGAGTCCCATTACATATGTTACGCTGGGAAATTCCGGCAATAGACAAAGCACCAGAGCATCCACTCTCCGAGTTGCAAATGTGGGATTCTCACGGTTGGGATTTTAGCGTTTGCCGTTACGAGTATTTGCGCGAACTCGGTTGCCAATACCGCAAGCGCAACGGCATGTTATTGCCCGCGTCGTATTGGTTCACCCTCGATCACACTGACAACGGATACAGTCAGTATCCGCCTGAGCATAAGTGCTACCATTTGCTTTTGATTGAAGATGGATCTGGACAAATTGCGGCGCAACCAAATAATCGCATCGTGTGGCACGATGATAGTTTTGTCAAGCCAGGACATAGTCTGGACTACAAAGTCGTAACGCGCGAAACTTATCACGCCGAGATTGGAAGCAATCCCCAAGACACCGCTTTTACAACTGAGTAAATTTTTTAAAAAAAATGTTTACTTAGCAGCTGGCTATGATAAAACCGACATTGTCATGAGCACCACAAATACCCAACTCACCATCAAGCAAAATTTCAAGCGCCGCTTCCATAAATACGAGCACGCACCGATAGAGTTCGACCCCGTAATCCCAGCGGGCACCGTCGTCGAATATCAGCATGGCGACATCCGAGCCGACTATCGGGTTGATGAATCCACTGGCGACATCGTTACCTCTAAGCACTCTACCTGCGCCCTCCAATATGTTCCTATCCTCTGGAAAGGCCGGGCCGGTTTTGTTTGCACTATTGACATGGCGGTCCTTAACTAAAACCGACATTGTCATGAGTACAACAACCAACCAAGTTACTTTTTACGATGCACCAAACATCATGCTACACGAACAATGAAACGCTTACCGATAGACAACTACGCGATGGCTATTGCTTTTGCTGCGTCCATGCGCAGCGAAGATCCATCCAGGAAAGTTGGCGCAGTGGCGCTAGACTGGGAAAACCGGGTCATAGCCACAAGTTATAACGGGCTTCCGAAAGGATTCCAAGAACCGGATTCTTTCTGGGAAGACCACGACAAACGTCGTAAGTTTGTGGTACACGCTGAGACTAATCTTTGTTCATTGACGGTGCGCGGTCAAGTTCTCACGGTAGCGGTAACAACGATGCCTTGCGCAGCTTGCGCCATAAACCTTGTGGCTCATGGCGTCAAAAAGGTTATTTACGGCGAAGACTATCCGCGCGATCCCGTAGGACGAGAAATCCTCGAGCATTACTGCGTAGAATTAACTCACGTTCCGCACAATGTTTTAACCCACATCAATTTTAGTCAACAACCATTATGAGTACACTAAACCATAGCGAGCGCGAGCATTCGCGCATATCCCCATCAGGACTAAAGTCCTTGCAGGTTTGTCCGGGTTATCAATCCGATGGCAAAGAAAACGCAGCTTCTAAACGCGGTACTAGTTTGCACGAAATCATGGAACTCGGCAAAATTCCGGATAATTGCACGCTACCTCCTGAAGACATTGCCGTGGCAAATCAAGTTTTAGAATTGCTAAAAGAGATTGACGCTCAAAGCGAGTATGAACCTATTGTGGAAATACTTGTTCGTTACGACGCGCTAAAGCTCAAAGACTTTGAGCAAGGTCATATTGACCGAGTATTAGTTCTTGACACGAATCCTGAAGGCGAACCTACTAAGCTAGAATTGGTCGACTTTAAGTTTGGACAATGGGAGGTTGATTCACTTCACGAAAATATCCAGTTCAGGGCTTACGCTCTAGGTCTTTTCTTGCAATTTCCTGCAGTACAAGTTATCCGATTACGACTCGTTCAACCAGCACTGAACATCAATACTACGTACGATTTAACTCGCTCAAAAGACTACGAGTTGATTGTCACGCAAGTTAAGTCAATCGTCAAGCGCAAGCATCACTACGACGAAACTAAAGATGCAAGCATGCTCAAACCCGAATCGCAATGCGCATTCTGTGCGGCTCAAGCGACTTGCAAAAAGTGGCAAGAGCACATGGTTCGAGTAGCCAACGAGAGTAACTTTCTCGGCACGCAAGTCGTACCGATCGAAAAAGTAGATGATCCGTACTCGGCCGAGCCGAATGAAGTCGTTAGAATCTTCCGCTGGATCAAACCCATGGAAGATTACCTGAAAAAAGTCAAAAAATTGGCTTTGGCTTGTTATGACAATGGTAGATTTTCGGACGAGTTCACGCTTATCGAAAAGTCAGGCGACGTGACAGTCGTCGACCCGATCCTTGCCCGCGACTTATTACAGCAGCACTACGGCATTGATCCGATGGAATACTTGGCATCTTGTGAGATTTCTTTAACCAAAATACGCGAGTTAGTTGGCGCAAAAGCTTCTCAAGGCAATAAAGGAAAAGATCAAGAAGAAGCCATCAAACTTCTTTCTGATAACGGGATCATACAATATGGCCCTGAAATCCGATATGTCCAGTTATCGCGTAAACGCAAATGACGCTAACTAACTTTCAAAAGATGCTAGCCGACGAGGATTTACTCCCGGCGTGCATCGTAGACCATGAAACAACTTTCGCACAAATGAAGTTCACTGACTTGGATGTCGTGCAACTCGTCTTTGCGACTAGAGAATTTAGCCCGGATTTCGACGTGGAATTCGGGTCAGCTGACGAAATGTCGGTTGGCCAATGGCTAAAACTGGCTGAATGCCAGGAAACCAACAAACAAACTAAATAACACACATACATAATATGGCAGTTGTACCAATGAAGTTGTCGCTGAAAAAGAAAACAGCAGACGTGACACCCGCACAAAACGCAGTTCAAGAAGAACCCGTAGCTCCAAAAAGACTTACTAAAAAAGTTGAAGACGAGCAAATGGATTTATTCGAAGACGCTCCGGCAAAACCTGTAGTCCAAGTTAAACCTGAACCTGTAGAAGAAGTTCAGAAATTGAAAAAAGCCGCGATCGTTGAAAAAACTCTGGCGCCTAAAGTTAAAGAAGTTGACGAAGTCGACGAAGAACTTGAAATCATTAGTTCCGATCCGACGGACCGCGCTTTGGCCAATTTCTCGCCAATGGCAATGGGAACGATCGATGGCGCAATCACAGAGCGCGATCTTTTGCGCCCGCGTATCACCATGGTTCAAGCCAATTCGTCAGATTTGGAAGAACGAGGATATACCGTTGGCCAAATCGTTCTGAATGGACAGGTGTTGATCTGGGACAAAGGTTTCGATCCTCTTAACTTGGTCCTCGTAACAGGTCGTAAAAAGTTTATTCAAAAACTTTCCGACGAGGAATACAAAGAAGGAGTTATTCCGATGATCTTTGAAAATCCTAAGGACGCAGAAGCCGCCGGATTTACTACCGAGTGGGAAAATAATGAACCTCCAACCGTTGACCCGGCGTTGTTCTGCTTGTTCCTCTTGCAACAACCGGATTACATCGAACCAGATCCGATTTTCAGCATGGAGTTTGACGGTAAAGCATACACGCTTGCAGAAATGCGTTTTTCAGGCGTTAACTTCCGTAGTTCCAGTGCGGGCCGTTGGCTAATGACGCAAACGCGCACATCGCTTGCGCCCGATAGTCGGCATTTTTCAATCGGTATGACATGCTCTCGTGAAAAACAGAAATCCGGGAATATTGTTACGGTTGCTTCATTCCGCAATCAAGGGCGCCACAAAAATCCACGATTCATAGAGTGGGTTATGTCGCTCGCATAATTTGGGCGCTAGTTCCTTAGGGCTTCGGGACTAGCGGCTCATGACACCCGAGCTGGCAGACCTCGGTCAAAAGCTGTCTGCCTATTTTTTATGAACCAACCCGCAATTTACCGATTTAGAATTGTAGATTTTCCTGACCACGAAGACAGCGTTACAGGTTTTCACTTTTCATTTTTAGCAAACCTGACCGACATAGCCACACTCCCTAATCTTCCTTGGACGACGATCTTTGTGGATTCTCCAGAAGAAGCCGGCGAACCTTTGGCCTGGCGAATGAATGCCACAGACCAATCTACATTCGTGGAGTTGGAAACAATTTCAGATGCCGGTATGTCTACTATGTTAGACGAAGCTCGGAAAGCTTGGCAAAATTTAATCGCTACAACTTTTAAGAATGCTCGCTACATGTCATTGTTAGGAGCGCACCGCGAAGTCATTGACAGAGTCCAAGAACCGATTAAAAAGCGGCGCGTTAAAGTCTACACGCTGCAAAATGATTTTCTAGCCAAAATGTACGCGATAGGATCCGCGGATATCGTTCGTATAGCGGGAGTCCTTTCAAGGAAAGATAGCGAAGACGATGCCGATCATTTTATCGGGGCCATAAAACTTGAACATTTTTTGTGGGGACTAAACGAAACCCGTCTCGAAGAATGGCAACAACAGCGTTACGACAAGGCCATTGCCGGAGATTACAGTTTGTTTGCTAGTAAATACAAGCCACAAGAATGAAAAAACCATTTGTAGCCATTGACTTTGAAACTTCTTTTTTCCCTAAACGGAAGATCGGCTTAAAAACCATGGGCGTCGATCAATATCTTTGGCACCCGGAAGTTGAAATTTATCTAGTCTCGGTTTATTCCGATATTTTAGAGCCTTTTGTTGGTCACCCATACGATATGGATTGGAGTCTTATCAAAGACTTTGATTGGGTCAGTCATAATGCCGGATTTGATCGCCGGGTTTTCCGTAGACTTTGCCATTTAAGACCGGAAATTGCTGAGGGCGAAACAAAGTACTGGCAATGTACGGCAAACTTGTCTACGTGGTTTGGCCACCCAAGAGACTTAAAGAAAGCATGCGCCGCAGTGTTTAATAGCGACATTAGCAAAGACGCTCGGAAAAAGATGGAAAACAAAGCCTATACCGAGTTAAAACATTCAAGCGATTGGAATGAAATTTTAGATTACGCCGCTCGCGACGCGTATTGGTGTTGGCGTCTTTGGGATGAACTCGCCGACGCATGGCCTCAAATCGAGAAAGACATATCGGATATGACGACTCGGCAAGTCATGCGCGGTTTACCTTGCGATAAAGAGTATCTCGATCGATCAATCAAAAAACTTGAGCGCGAATGCTGGGAAGCAAAGAATAATATTCCATGGGCTAGTAACTCCAACGACAAAGCCGTATTAAGTCCTATTGCCTTGGCCGAAGAATGCCGCAAGATTAATGTGGCTCCGCCTAAGTCGATGGCTGAAGACAATCCTGAAACGCAGCAATGGGAAATAGACAATCTGTCCATTCCGTGGGTCAAAGAAATGCGCCGATATCGGAAAGCAAATTTGTTACTGACAAAACTAAGTACGATGAAAAACCGTCTTCGGCCGTACGATGGTCGTTTTGACTTCAGCCAAAAATACTGCGGAGCCCATACAAAGCGCACTTCCGGCGACCAAGGATTCAATGTTCAAGGTTTTCAGCGTGATCCATACATGTGCAGCGATAACGAGCGCGTGGATATGCGCCGGGTCATCCATTCAATGGATGGCGGCAAACTCATTATCGCCGATCTTGCGCAAATCGAACCTAGGACGTTAGCTTGGATTACCGATGACCGAGCTAAAATTGAACTAATCAATAAAGGCGTTTCGGTCTACGAAGTTCACGCGATTCAAACGTTGGGTTGGTCCGGCGGAAATCTTAAAAAGGAAGACCCTAAAACGTATGCGCTTTGCAAAATGCGCGTCCTTGGACTTAGTTATGGCTGCGGATGGCAAAGATTCATTGACTATTGCTTCAACCAGTTCGGATACGAGCTTAGCGATCGTGATTCAAAGATGCAAGTCAACGATTTTCGCCGTAAAGAACGGTTGATTGTCGGTTTATGGAATCAACTACAAAGCAAGCTTGAAAATTCAGCCGGTCAAGATTTAGAAATTGAGTTGCCTTCTTGGAATACTTTAAAGTATCGCGATGTGCGCAAAGTTGCCGGTCAGATTACGGCTACTCTTGCGACTGGACGCGTCAACAAAATTTGGGGCAGTCTGGCTGTTGAGAATATTATTCAATCTACGGCGAGAGATTGTTTTTACGAGAAGCTCATACAAATCGAAAATGCCGGGATTCCAACGTTGTTTAGCGTGCACGATGAAGTCATTACGGATGAAATTCCGGAAGATCAACAAAAAGATGCGCTAGAAACCGTCGAAAGTATTATGCGCGGCGAATGCGCGTGGATGCCTGGAATTGCCTTAGACTCAGAAATCACCGTTAGTCCCTTCTATTTAAAATGAACAAACCAATACCAAAATCCCTGCCACAACCACTACCGCACTTCACGGTTTCCGTGATTCCTTTGGATCCAGAAAACTTGACTACGGCGTTACTCTACCGAGGCGAAGGAGTGCGCTCTGCTAAAAATTGTCTGGCCATTCCATCCGGACTTTTAGAACATGGCGAATCTTTTGAAGAGTCTATCGTGCGAGAACTAGAAGAAGAACTTGGCATACCCGCGGATGCTTGCGGATTCCTTAAATTTCACTCACTTTACCGGAATATTTTACCAGACGGTTTTGATTGGGTAATCGGAATTTGGAGTATAGAAGTTTCTAACTTGGCGGATCTCGCGAAAAACTGTGAACCCGACAAACACGATTACGTGAAAGTGGTGAAACTTTATGAACTTTGGGATTGGCTTAATAATGAAAAGTCTCTTGAATTTGCGCCTAATTTAGCGGAAAACTTAAAACCCGTTGTCCGCGAAATTCTAATAAATGCCCCGATCGGAAAATGAACCCAATCATCATCATTGAAGGCCCGGATGGTTGCGGTAAAACAACATGGTGCAAACACTACCAAGCCATGTTCGGTGGAAAGTATATGCATCTTGGATTGCATAAAAATCTATACGCTTATCAGACTATGAGCTTAGTTCGCGCGGTGTATTGGGCGAAAAAAGTTCCGGTACTCATCGATAGGCATTGGCCTTCGGAACAAATCTACGGATCTGTTTACCGCGGGGCATGTTTGCGTAAAGAAGCCGCTCGGTTAGAAAAGTTTTGCGAGAGTATTGGTGTTTTTTATGTCGTGGCCATTGGCGATGATGCCGATTCTATGGCAAATTGGCACCAAGAAACTTCGGCTCAGCGTCCTGAAATGTACTCGCCTGACTCGGACTACCGAAAAGTACTAAATGGCTATCTTGATTGGTGGTCAGGTAAAAGTACTTGCGCCATAAATATCGGCCATTGCGCTGAAACTAAGCCTATGTGCGCTAAATTTTTTTCGGCCATCCAGTATAACCGCGAAGGGTTTAACGGCCAGACCGGTATTAACAACCATATTCATATTACCCAGGTTTTAGCTACAAACTGGCGTAATTTTCGGCTTTCATTAAAAGACAGCAACACCCTCACTAAAAACCAACTCATCGAAGAATGCGGATATGAAGCCCCAAAAAACAGCAACCAGCGCATGGTTTGACCTAATAGCAAAAATTACTGCTTCAGGTCAAATTCACAAACCTAGAAACCTCCCTATTCGGGAAATTATCGGAAATCAAGTCAAATTTGACATGAAGCATCCGATCGTCTTAACTAAGGCTAGAAATCTTAACTACAAGTTTATGGCTGCCGAAGCTTGGTGGATGCTTAGCGGCCGCAATGACACGGCTTCTATTGGAGAATACTGCAAAGCGATTCTAAAGTTTTCGGATGATGGCAAAACCTTTTTCGGCGCTTACGGCCCGAAAATTTCGTCTCAGATTGACTATGTGGTCGGCAAGTTGAAGCAAGACCGCGAAAGTCGGCAAGCCGTCATAAACATCTGGAGAGAAAATCCACCGGAAACTAAAGACACGCCTTGCACAATTTCTGCGCAGTGGTTGATTAGAAATGGCGAGTTACACTGCATCGACACTATGCGTTCAAATGACGCGTGGCTAGGTTTTCCTTACGACGTATTCAACTTCTCGATGTTATCCTGGCATATCATTAATGAGCTCCAAAAAGACGGGTTTAATGATCTTAAACTTGGCACTTTCACGCTGAATGCCGGATCGCACCATCTTTACGAGCCGGATTGTGAAAAGATTTATGCCCTATCGCTGATAGAGTGGTCTGGCAGTATAGACTTCAATATTTGCGCCGGCGGAGAATCCTGGCCAATCCTGGATCAACTGGCGTGGGTTTTAGGTAAAACTGAAAATCCAGAAGGCTCAAAAAGCGCATTTTTCACGGAGTTCAAATCGAAACTTGTCTCCAAATGAAATTAGCCACCATCCAGAATCTGCAATGCCAGGACGTTTCGTTTGACCATCCGTGGACGTTCGAACCGAAAGTTCCGACTTTCAAAAATAAAAAAGCTTACAAAGAGTGGCTCGGTCAAGAAAACACGGAGCACATGCTTTACGGTGGTTTTACCGGACTCATAGCGTCCCTTAGAATCCACAAAGATGCTAATGCCATACACTCGATGCAAGCTTTGGTGGCAGACTATGACGCCGAGATAAGTTTATCGGATATCGAGTCGATGCTTTCGCGGTGTGAGGCTACTGCCCCAAATTGGGTTCACAAAACTCCTTCTGGAGGAGCCCGACTAGTTTGGTTAATCGAACGTCCGGTCTTGGTGGCTTCAATGCCAATATTAAACAAGGCCCTGAAAATGGCGGCGAAACAACTCGACTTGAAAGGACTCTTGCCGGGTTTTGACTATCAAAACGCGTTCTTAAATCCATCCATCTACTATGACGTCGGCAAGGACTGGATGGTTGTGGAAGGATCTGAGCCGCTTAAAGCAGCGCTAGCCGAAGGTTGGATGCTCAAATCTTCAGATAATATCGAATGGCGTGGAGAAACTATCCCGTTGGATGTTGTCGAGAAAAAAGTCCATGAGATGTTTCCAAATCGGTGGAACGGTCCGTTTTCTGAAGGTTCTAGAGGTTGCCGCTTTTGGGATCCAATGGCGGATAACCCTTCTTCGGCAATTGTGCGTCCTACTGGAATGCAATGTTTCACCGGTCCGTCAGGTTTTGTGCCATGGTCAAAGATTTTCGGTTCTAAATTTGTCGATCAATATACCGTCGAGAGACTCGGCGACATAGTCGACGGGATTTGGTATGATGGTTCGTCCTATTGGTACGAGTCGGCGGACAAAAAATGGGAAGCTCGGTCTGAACGCGAAATGTCGCGCTGGCTTAAAGTAGAACAAGGACTTTCAGGTGAAAAAGAGAAGAACGCGACGTTTTCCGAAGTCGACCACGCGTTATTCACAATAGACCAGCATAAACGCGTTATTGGCGCGGCCCCTTTTGTTTACCTTCCGGCAGGCATGATTGAGTTCATGAAAAAGCGCGTATTGAATACGGCTAGGGTCAAACCATTACCTCCAGCTCCACCCGTTGATGACTGGGCGCATGGTTTTCCATGGCTCGCGTCTTTCCTAGAAAAGTTCTTTTCTTGCGAAGACCAGTTGATGCACTTTTTGAGTTGGCTAAAACGGTTCTACGTTTCCGCCCTCGAAGGGGCTCCAAAACAGGGACAAGCGCTGTTTATTGCCGGTGAACCGGGTCAAGGAAAAACCTTACTTTCAAACCGCATCATTTCGGGTTTAGTCGGCGGGCACCAAGACGCGACTCAATTTTTACTAGGGGCTTCTAATTTTAACAAAGAACTTTTCCATCACGGTCTGTGGACGGTCGACGACGCAACTCCAGGTGACAATGCCGCGGACCATAAAAAGTTTTCCAGTCTGTTAAAGAAAGTCACCGCGAATACGACATTCGAGTATCACGCCAAATTCCAAGATTCAGTAATGGTCGAATGGACAGGCCGCGTAATCATTACTGGCAATTTGGACGCCGAGTCACTAAGGATTTTGCCAGATTTAGACACCTCGATCCTCGACAAGATTATGCTTTTCAAGGCCGCGACTATCGATAAAAAATTTCCTGACCGCCATGAGTTGCAAAATACGATCAATCGCGAGTTGCCTTACTTAGGCGCGTGGTTAACCGAATACCAAATTCCCGAAGAGTACTTCGGAGAGACGCAGCGCTACGGCGTAAAAAGTTATCATCATCCAGAATTACGGCATGCGGCGGGCGAATCCACGGATGCCGCGGTACTCGATGAAATATTAGATTCGTTTTTAGAGCAGCGAAAAAAGAATCGCGAACCCATTCCTTGGAGTGGTACTGCCACACAACTCATGCAGGACATTTTTGTCGACGACATTTTAAAAGGCATCGTTGGCCGCAATTCAGCGCGGTGGTTCGGAATTAATCTTGGAAAGCTTGAAGCGCGCGGCCGAGGCATAGAATCGAAGCGTTCCAACGGGAAAAAAATCTATATCGTAGGCCTAGAGAAAAAAAGTTGAAAAAAAAGTATGTACGATAGCTAGCAGCCTGATAGCATAGCTCTCGTCATGAGCATACCAGACATACAAATCGGTTCACCTGTCGCCGTCAAGGTCCAAGGTGAAGTAGTCAACGCCACCTACCAAGGCTGGTCAAACAAATACAGCCTCGCTATTGTCGAGGTCAACGGGCAACGGCTTTACCGCAAGTTGCAAAACTCACCTACTTCTTCGAAGCAAACCGTAGTTCCAAAGAAATCGCGCTTCGATATCAACACGCGCTTCGACTTCATCGAGCAAGTCGTCGACATGGTGGTGTCTGGCGAATCGAAGTCTGTGATCATCACCGGCGACGGTGGCCTTGGAAAAACGCACACCGTTATGGACCGCTTGACTAGTCAAGGTCTTGAGTGCGCGGATGTCGTGCTTGACAGTGACGACGAAGAAGACGACGGTACAACTAGACGCGGTGCCGGCGACTACGTCGTCATCAAAGGTTTTGTGACAAGCCGAGCGCTTTACGATCTTCTCTATGAGAACCGCGACCGGCTCATCGTATTTGACGACTGCGATTCTGTCTGGGAAGTGCCTACTTCGGTATCGCTGCTCAAAGCGGCTTTGGATTCTTACGACAAGCGCACGATCTCCTGGCTCACGGCCACGTCTCCTGATATACCGCGCTCCTTTGAGTTTACCGGCCGCGTCATATTCGTGTCGAACTTGCATCTTGGCGAACTCGACCAAGCTGTACTTAGTCGCTGTCTCTATGTGGACGTCAGCATGACGACCGAAGAAAAAATCGAGCGCATCCGCCATGTAGCTCCCCGCGTCCGACCTGACATGACGAAAGATGCCAAAGACGAAGTCATCGAACTACTCGACTCCGTCCGAGATCAGATCGGCGACCTCAATATCCGCACCTTCCTCAAAGCCTGCGAAATCCGCAATCGCAATTCCGCCAATTGGCGCGACCTCATCGAGTACGTAGTCACCGCATTCTAATCAAACCAACCACAAAAAAATAATACCATGAAACAACCATACGAAAAACTCGGCTTGTCCGAAACAGCATTCCTCTTGGCGTATAGTCAAGGCTACCGCGAAGCGTTCAACAAACCTGAATGCTCATATAAAAAAGGAACGGCGCTTCGCCGCGCATACGACAAAGGTCGCAGAGAAGCTAAGAAGTTCTAATTTGGCCGGTCGCGGCCTAAAACTTTTTTAAAAAAAGTATGTACACTAGCTAGCAGCTTGATAGTTTCATCCTTGAAGCGAGGGTGACCGAGCTTCAAAAACCAACCAACAAAAACCAACCAACAAAAATAGAAAGCAAATAAAATGAACATCCGCATCACACCTGACAGCATCCGCAACCTCGCTCCCTTGAGCAACGACCAACTCAGCACAATGGCGCCCGCCATCTTCTCCAAGAAAGCAGCGCCTGACGTTAGCGACCGCTACTCGTTTGTGTCCACCGCTGAGATCCTCCCGGTTCTTCGCGACCACGGCTTCCAACCAGTCGCCGCTGCTCAGCGCGGTAGCCGCAACTTCGGTGTCCACCGCGTTGAACTCTTCCACGAGAATCACCTCAAGGGTCTCACTTCCGGCAAGCTTGAAGAAGCTCCTCGCTGGATTCTCAACAACAGCCACGACCGCACAACTCGCCTCAATCTGATCGGCGGTTTCTTCCGGTTCGCTTGCTCAAACGGCATGATCGTCGCTTCTGGCGTCACTGCGTCACTTCGTATGCTCCACATCTCGCTGGACGATGCGGCTATCCGCACGGCAATTAGCGGCATGTCGCAAATGCTCGACGAGACCACGAGCCGCGTGGCTGACTTCCGCAATCGCAAACTCAGCAAGATCGAGCAAAACCTCCTGGCTAACTATGCGGCCGAAGTCCGCTACGCCGGTTGGAATTCGGTCCCAGTCGAAGCCAAAGACTTTTTGGCTGTGCGCCGTAACGAGGACCGCGGCGAAGATCTGTGGACGGTGTTCAACCGCGTCCAAGAAAACAGCACCCGCGGAGGTATCGCGACTCGCAATGGCCGCGTCACCCGCCCGCTCAAATCGTTCTACGCTGACGTAACCGTTAATCGTCGCCTTTGGGCCGGTGCTGAAGCCATCTTTGAAGGTGGTGCTTCAGGTATCCAAGCCCTCCGCAAAGAACTCGCCAAAAACTAACTGGCCAGAAGGGTCCGGGGTAAATTCCCCGGGCCCTTCATTTTTTTTGTTTACACCCTATAAGCAGCTAGCTATATTCTCCACTGTCATGAGTACACAAAACACCAATAGCCAAATCCTAGACAAAATCCGCAATCTCCTCAAAATGGCCGACCCCGCCAACGGTGCTACGACCAATGAAATGGAAATTGCTTTCAAAAAAGCCCGCGAATTAATGACTCGCCACGGTATTGAGCAGATGCAACTCAACGAAAATCCCGAGGACAACACGATCGGCCAAGAACGCATCAATACTGGCCGCCGCAAACGCGACGAGGACCGCTGGATTCCTGCCGTAATCCACCAGGTCTTCGACGTCAAAGTTATCTACTCTGCGCAGTGGGACTCGGCGGCCGGTAAAACTGGTAGCTACCGGCATGTCTACGTATTCATCGGTGAAAGTCTCGATGTGCAAGCCGCCAAAATTGCTTTGCCTTTGGTTTACGAAGCCATGAAAACAGGTCTAAACCGGTACCTTAAAATGATGGACGTCTCGTGGAATTCTACGGTGGCCAACTCATTCTTTCGCGGAGTCGCTGACGGTTTCATCAAAGAATCAACGCATGGTCGCCAAGCCGCAATGCGTAAATTCAAGCAAGAAGAACAAGATCGCTTTGCGATCGTTCTCGCCGACAAGAAAAAACGCATCTCTGCCTGGGTCGACCAGAATATGAATGTGACTGCCGGACGCCGTAGTACTAGTCGTGCTCGGCATGATGAGTCCGCTCACCACTACGGTCGCCAAGTCGGCGCCGCAATTGACTTCACCACGAAGATTGCCGCCTGACTTCGCGCATCGCGTCGCGTACCATATCTTCCCATTCCTCTTCGGTTGACGAAGAGCGGTAGACACCCCGCCGCCTGAGAAGTTCCTCAGCGCGGCGGCGATCGTTTAACCAGGCGTCACGGTTAAAAGAGCCGTCGTCGTTAGAATACCGAGGGTTATATCCTGGCATATAGGACGCTTGAGATAATGGGCCTCTGTCTGTATTAGGTAATGCTGTTTCGGCAAGACCTGGACCATCCTGGTTAATAGGAGGCCCCATTTCTTCGGGTATAAAGTCCGAATCTAGCAAAACTTGGCTGAGGTCTTTTGGAAGTGCTTTTGAGCCTGCACCAGCAACTGATTCGAGCTTGATGTAAGTTGTGCCTCCTTTGTTTTGATTCGAAACAACACGGAATTCTGTGTTTGGTGCTATGGCAATTTCAGATTCAATATTTTCGCCAGTAATTCCACCAACATCTATTGCGTTTGCTCCTTTTTTAAGATCAATTGTGTAATAAACAAGCCTGTCACTCTTGTTCAACTTTGTCTGGAATTTACTTTCAACTTTGTCCTTGTCCAGTGAAGCTGATGTTATTCCTCTGTCGCTTAAAATGTCTCCTTTTTTGAGTTGGAAAATTTCATCTCGCTTGCCAACTGGAAGAACAACACCTCTGTATACAGTTTGATCTTCTGGCAAAACTGATTTTTGGAATGCAGAAAGAAGATCTTCTATGTATTTTTGCCCCAATTCATCATTCCAATAATCTTTGTATTTTGGTTGGCCATATCTAAGGACTGACTGAATGTTTGAATATCCACCAACTTCAGAACTGTAAGTTCCATTCTGATATTCCTTTACTGCATCAACTTCTTCTTGAGAAATCGGCATATAGGAAATGTTCGGCGGCACCACGCTGCGCATTTCGTCGCCGGATTTTTTCCACTTTCCAGGAGAATAGTTTCCGAACTTTAGTGGTTTTTCGTCAAATAACTTTTCGCGAACGCGGGCAGCATCTTCAGATACGGTGTGCGAGTAAAGGTATTTTTTCTTAAGCTGTTTTGCGATCTTTGCAATTTCGCGGTATAGAGCCTGGCCGTAACCGCGTCCTCGATATTTTTCTTCGACCCAACTTCTTCCTATAGTGATCGTGCTTGGACTGTCATGCAGATAAATATCGGCATCTCCGATCAACTTTCCATTTGGCAGTAGAATCCCTACCCGAGCGACTTCAAAAAATTCTAATTGCTCGTCAGTTGGCTTATTGACTTTGTATTTTGGTAGATTTTTCTTTGTGCGGTTAAGCGCCGCTTGAGTTGGCATGAAACTTGGAATCCCTTGCGCAACTTTACTAAGTGATTCTCCCTTGCCAAAATAGCGGTGGACATTGAGTGGATTTGTATTTTTTACAAGTACTTTGATAGAACCCGACTCGCTAGATCCTAAAGCCTCGGCTTCGACATCGTCAGCCACAAAAGCTTCATTTAATAGTTTTACTAAGGTCGACGTATCATTCGAATCCACCGCGTTTCTAACCTGACTGGATTTTTCGTAATACGACTCGTATTCTTCTGGATTACGCCAATTCCTTCTAGCATGAGCCATTAATTTATTCTCGGTAGAATCCGGATCTAACTCGATCGTAAAATCTCGGTCGGCGTAAATTGATGTCTCGACTCTTTCCGGGGTCGAATCTTCTCCGTAATCCCGATAAATTGCGGCTATCGTCACCAGTTTTTTTCCAGGCCGCGCGATAAGCTCAGATTCATTGACATAGCGACTACTAGCGTTTAGTTCGGAAACGTCAATGGCCACGGAGTCTGAATCCAATACCGTCGACAATACTAACCCGTAGTCTCCTGGAAAACCTTTGCGATTATCTTTTTCGGCTTCAGATTTATTGCGCAGCCATTGCATTGTCGACGCAAAACTATCCATTCCGGTATTGCTTATCTTTGTGGCAAATCTGACGGCGACTTTAGGATCCGTTGACCAAGACTCGTATGCCGATGAATCGACTTCTAGCGTGTCTCCTACTTTCAACCCTTCGATAAGAGGACCGTTTAGTGCAATTCCTCTAAAAGATTCTACAGGTTCTCCGGTGTACGGTGCCGCGCCTTCGATACGCCAGAGTTCATTGCTCTGCCGGTTTTCGTTAACATAGTTGCTGATAATCTCGGCGATTTCTTTAGTGTTAAAACTTTTCGGGTCATTAAGAAGTCTAGTGACCGATGAACGCGCGCGTTTTATATCTGCGGCATCCCCATTTTTAACGGATCTATTCAATTCCCGCAACCACGAACTAAGTTCTGAACTAGGTAAAGATCTTCCTTGTCGGGGTTTTTGCTCTTGCATGAACACCGAAAATACCGGGTCCGCGGCGATAGCGGCGAAATCATTTTCATTACCGGTTTTTACATATCGGGCGACCATGTCTTTAAGTCGGTTTCGATCCCGAAATGCGGCGTTTACGCTCTGCATGTGTTCCGGCGTTAATCCAACTTCGCTTAAGACCGTCGGCATGAAAGATCCAGCGGGTCCGCCAAAGTCAGAGGATAGTCGCAGGTCTCTATCAACATTTCGACTATATGCTCTAACATCCCGGGCATTTGCAATGAGATTAAAGGCCGCCATGAGATCGGGAGCATTGCTAAACTTAGAAAACAGGAGTTCGTCGGTATTATGGATAGCGTTATTTAAACGGTCCATATAGAAAAGCCGCTGATCTCGCGTTTGAGCGCCTTCTAAACCTTTTAAGAATTCGGTAACAAAATTCCAAACGTCATTTCTGCAGCGCATATCACTGCGGTATGTTCCGCGCATAAGTTCATCTAGTTGACTAGCGGACTTCGCGTTTTTCAAAGCTTCCTTTGTGACAAAAGGATCTACGCGGCCTCGGCGAATATACTTGTTGATTTGATTTTTGACAAGATCCGAAAACACATTAAGGTAGAGATCTTTGTATTTTTTGATGTACTCGTTCTGCAGAGACCGTCCGTATTCATTTCCAGGATCTCCTTCAGTCGAGATATAATACAGATTGTAGAGAGTCTTCGGCGTCAATCTAGACTCTGATTTTTCTCCACTCTCAAGCCCATATTCTTCGCTAGGCATGAAAGATGCCGGAGGATTTTTATGCCCGTCTGCTTTCGACCATTGCAAATATTCTTTGTAGAGTTCTGGTTCAAAACTTGTGGCTTGTATGATGGAGTTTAAATCCTGCATAGTCGCCAATTCTAAAGCTTTTTGGAAACTCTCAGCGGATATGCCTTGAAGCATATTCCAAGCACTCTCGTGAATTTTCAGGACTTCTTCGCCATACGCGTTTGAGAATGTGTGGATACTTGTTTCTTTAGCCGAATCTTTGAGGGCTGTTTTTATAAGCTTAAAAAGCTGCAATTTCCAAGGGTCTCCTCCGACTTGTAATTTCTCAAATTGCGAAACTTTTGGTGGCCATGCGACGCCTTCTTTCCAATATTCTAAGATATTTTTCTTGCTGCCGTACGCGTCGTACGCGTCGTTAAACGAGAACAAATCGTCCGTGGCAAAACTGCTTTCGCCGTCCTCGGTTTCCGTCTGGTCGGTTTCCAGCTGGTAGAGTTCTTTTTCGCCGGTCGGTTCTTGTAAACTCTTATTGATCTTGGTTTCGACAAGAGGAACCCAAACGCCGCTAGAATTTTTGTATTCCAGAAATTCTGGCGGAATAGTCTCCAAGGCGCCCATGTCATCGGTCGAAAGATAAATTTCACCATTGAAAGGATCAAACTGAAGTCCCATTGGAGTAGTCTTGCTGTATGTTCCGTAGGCTTCTACCAGTTTGTTTTTATTGACGCGAAGTAGAAAACTTGTTTCTGAGTAGCGGTCGTCGTAAACTTGGGTATTTTTTGGAGTATTTCCGAAATAAACTCCCGGGCCGGAATAACCATCTTCAGATGGTAATAGTCCTTTTTCGGTAATTGAAGCTATGACGTCCGGATCATTTGCAGTTAAATGGTAAATATAGGGGTCGGTCGTGCCGAAAATAGGTTCATTCGCCGGAGTCGGTGGCTTCTTATTTGAGACAGGCTTAATGCCGGAAGTTAAAGCTTCATTGGTAACGGCCTCTATAAATTTATAGAATTTTGGTAGTTTGCCGAAATGTATTTGACTAGTGTCGAAACCTGATTTTTTAAGTACTTTATCAACATCAGTTTCAATTTCGCCGGTATCCGGATTGACAATGGCTTTTAAAACCGGGATAAGGTCGTCCATCGAATAAGCTCCGCCAAAATACCCTTTATTTTGCTGGTCCCAATATTCCGACATGAGCGTCTGCCTGCTTTTTTCAAGCCACGTATCGATAGCCGAAGGAATCCCGAAAGTTTTCCATCCCAAATAATTATCAGCATCCGATGGCGCGGGTTCAATATAGGCGTCGGTAATTTGCTTGGCTAAGTCTACGCCGACAATACCCGGTAATTCTTTTGCTGTAATTCCGTTTGGCCAAGACCAGTTTGTCTGTAGTACATTTAAACCGTCTTGATTAAATGCATGGATAAAATAATTTCCCGCTTGGTTTACCGTAACGTTTATATTATCCCAGTTTTCTTTGTTAGCTTCTTTGCCATTTGCTTTTATGACGGCGTTAATTTTAGACTCAGGTGATGTTACCGCTGGAGTTGGGTAATGCGCTGTTGAGAATGCTTGAAGGACCCAAGTATGCGCGATCGTTGTTGGAGGCGGCGGGATAATTCCGGTTTTTTTCCAAACTTGTTGTAAGTTTTGCGCAACTTCACCGGTATCCGGATTAATTATTGCGTCCAGTATGACTTGTTTTTCGAAATCGGAAAAGTATCCGGCGTTTTCCGACATCATTGCGGCTTTCCAGTCTTCCGCGGATTCAAATTGGTCGGGCAATACTCCTTCTAGTACGGGTTTAGGAATATTTAATTGGGCTAAAGCTGATTGTTCATACGGCGGAAGCGTTGCGTTCTCGTCGGCGTGTTCTGCAACAGAATCTTTTATGGTTCTGTCGATAGCTGCGACTATTTCTTTAGTCATGCCGTAGTTTAGAAGCGATTCATCCGACATTCCACCAGTTAAAACACTATGCGGAATACCTTCAGCTATTCCGTTTTCGTATACTTCTATGGCTTTTAAAATCATCTTTTCTCCGACATAAGCCGCATCCTCATCGGCGTACCCGCTTACTAAGTTGCTTACATCGTAATAACTCAAGCCAAAGTCTTTAAAATTATCGGCAACGTATTTATCAAGTGCCGAAGGATCTATTTCTTTTGGCACTGTTGGAGCGGTCTTTTCTTCCGACGCGTTCATGAATGCATCTGTGTATGCATCTGATATCCATTTAGTGGTAGCCGGGTGATGTTTTGCGTAATCTTCAAAAGTGTAGTCTGGTGGTTGGCCCAAAATTTTCATTAAGGCTTGCACCTTTTCTTTATTGCTAAAAGCGGACATTTTTCCGGCACTCTCAGCTATAAGATCTAAAATTTGTGATGTTTGGTCGTCGCTTAGAAAAAATTTAGGGTGACCGTTTGCTACTTCTGTCCATTTCTTTTTCCAAGCACTTGCTTCGGGCTTTGCCTGGGATTTAAGTTTTATGGCTTCTCCAATTGCCGCTTTAATAAAATCCACCTGTTGACTATACGTAGCATTTACGCCAGATTTATTTTGGATAAATGACAAATCCGTAGTCAACTCGCCTGTTTTTTCGTCAACGATAGCTTCAAGAAGTTTTTGAGCCTGGTCTTGGCTGTAAACAGGTCCGGTATTAGACTTATAGATGTTTTGCGTTTGCAGCGCATCGAGCATCTGCGATTTCCATTTCTTTTTCCAAGCACTTGCTTCGGGCTTTGCCGGAGATTTGAGTTTTACGCCAGCCTCTAAAGCTCTAAAATTTTCTTTTAGCTTGTCTTTAAGTTCTTTGGCTGTAGTTCCGGAAATTTCGAATAACGTTTCATCCGGATTATAATAGAATTCGACAGGTTCTTTCGGCCCTTTTTTACTAATGGCAATGGTTTTTACGGGTAAAGTTGTATGATGTTCAGCAACGTTTGTGGCAATGTATGTTGCCATTCCAGTTGGAGTAGAAACCTGAAATTCAGTTTGTTGACCAGTAGTCTTTCCGATCAGTGTCTCTCCTAGAAAATTTAAGTGGGATTCAGTAAAAGGTTGTTTTTTCTTGATTCCTAAAGAGGCTTTAATAAAATCGGAGTAAAGCAGAGCAATATCGTTGTGGTCTTCAACGGAAGTTGGGACAAGACCTTCGGCTAATGGATCAATTTCGTCAATCGCCGCGCCGCTTTCGTCTACAGCAACTAAAATTGTGCTGCTATAAGGGTCTCCTTGTGGGTCGTATCCGCTACTATTTTCTAGTTTAAAAGAATACTCGCCAACCCGAAACGTATTTTTCTTGCCGGTAACTAAATCTTGTGCGCCTTGCAAAATTTCACCATCTGATATTTTTACCCCGGCGTCGGTTTGTTGCGGTTCATCGGAGTTGTTTATCAACTGGGCATTTTCTACGGCCGACTGTTCTGCTAGTTTTTGATTTTTGACATTCTCAAAAATCTGTTTTATTTCTTTAGACGCCAACACGCCTACGGGTCTTGCACCCATTTTTTCGGAGATCAGTAACTGCGCTAGTTCGATAAAAGCTTTTGGCGGAAGTGCGTTTACTGTTTTTTGAACGCCATTCTGGTTAATAAGTTGAGTAATAGGATGGACGTATGTTTTTAAATTGCGCGATAAATACCTGCTTAACTCTACCGAAAAATCTTTACCAGATTCTTTTTTAGCTGAAACGCCAATTCTTGAATAAATCGAGTTTCCGGGTTTCATTTTTTCGATAAACTCCGTAAGTTCTTTAACCGTTTCAGGTGTAACTTCATCGGCAGCCGCTTTCTGAAGAAATTCTTTTGTCGGCGCGTTGACGTTTCCAAAATTCTTAAGAACTATAAGGCCCAATTTTTTCAAATCTGAAGAAACTAGTGGAAGTAATTCGCGAGGATTTTTCAAGTGGTATTTGAAATCCAGCATTTCCATAACCCACTGGTACCCGCCATCCTTTGCGTACTTTTCAATTTTGTTGAAAACGGTATTGGTATTATGCTGCAAGTCGTAAACTTTGTCGATGGCGAAGGCTATTTTTTCCGGCGTATTGGCATAGTGCAGCAAAACAAAAGCTTCGGCGATTTGAGCCCATTTTTCTCCGCCATAGCTGGAATTCCAAATTCCTTCGCGGAATACTTTTGCCATTTCTAAAGCCAGATCTTTCCTGCGCGCTTTAGAAAAATCTTTTCCTGCGTAATTCTCTAGTGCCCGAGTAGCGGCTTGCCAAGATTTTTTACGGATATTTTCCGAAGTTTCGAATTCTTTTGGTACACCGGGTATGCGACCTACATACGGACTTGGAGCGTCATACGCAGAAAAGTATTTGATATATTGATTCATGATCGGGCCATAGATGGCCGGATCTTGAGCTCTCTTAATTGCGTGCCGTATTTCAGCGGAGAGCGAAAAGAATACTTGGTCGAGTAAATGCTCTTTTAAGAAAGTTTGTAGACGGTCTTGCGTGACTTTTACGATAGGACGGTAATCTTCAGATTGGAGGAAACTAATGGCTTCTGGGTTTTCTCCAGAATATTTTGCTAGACTCGCTTCACTAAGACCCGCCAGATTTCCTTGAAACGGAACATCGGAAAAACCAGAAAGATAATTGATAAGATAGAAATCTGCCATTAACGTCCTAGGATCGCTAGGAACCGTATAATTCAAATTCGGCATGAAGTTGATCTTCATCTTGCCGTAGTCAACTGGCAATTTTGGAGATGCCGATTCTTGAAAATGGTTTATGCGGTCAACCCTTGCTGACATAATCAACCGGTCTGGTGAATCTTGTCCTTTTTTAGCTTTGATCTTGGTCCGCATCGGGTTTAAAGCCTCTGTGCCTTTGTCAAATAAGTTAAAGAAGTCGTTGACACGATTTTTCTTCAACTCGGCTACGGCATCGTCTGCGTCTAATCTTTCTCCAACGTACTGATTTGACGAGTTTTTGCCATCGCCTGTCAAACCCGCGTTGTGGTTGTTCAAGACTTTAAGTAGATCTTGCCAAAAGCTAAAAGTATCGCCATTCCAGAGTGTCAAATTTTCAGGAAATTTTGAAGACCAAACATTCAACTTATCAAACATCCGGCTAACCGAAATTGAAGTGAACAAGAAGTTTTGCTTTTGGCTGATACGCCAGCTTAAAGGCACAATGTCTCGAACGCGCGGGGCTAGTGAACGCGCTTTTCCTCCGCGGTAGACAGCCTGATAATCAATAATTGCCCGAGTTCCGTCTTTGCGTTGCAACATGGCATTGCCTTCGGCAATAATTCGTTTCAGTCTAGCCGGAACAAGATTGTTAGGCAAGTTCAGAACGGCTTGTAACTGCGCAGGACTTAAAACACCAGTTAGAACACCGTTGTTATCCACATCGCGCATTTTAGGCATGCCATCCTCAGGAGCACTAATAATAGCATCATAAATAATCTTGCCGCGTTTAGTTGCTCGAGCATTAGCTTCGCGTGGAGAAATTACAACAGGCGTCCCATCCGGATTCCGCCGAATCCTAAAGTCAGTTTCAACTTTGGATCCATTAGGCAAAGCACTCAAATTTACTGGTTGACCAAGAACAATCTCATTACCGGCTTCATCCACGATCTTCCCGTCTTTCATGTAGTACTGGGCGATATATGGATCAAGTCCTACTCCGTCAGGGAGGACAACTTCGGATATTTTATTACCCGCATCGTCGTAAGCCGCCAGAACCTGATCTTTAACGAATCGATCGTCGGAAATATATTGTTCCTGAAGGGCCGGACTTGACATGACTACGGCCCATGGAATATCTCCGTCATCCCGTACTTTTTCGGTACCATCAGGATTTAGTCCGTCAGTTTCGAAGGTGTACGACCCAATTTCATCGCGTAACAAACGCGTGACGCGGCGCATCAGTGCCGAAGATTCTGGGTCGATCTTTGCTCCTAAAGCTGTCGAAAATTGGCCTTGGCTATCGAATATAATTCCGCGACTGCGCAAAGCCTCTTTTAATTGCTTCAAAGATCCGTTCCGAGTTTTTGCTTCAATCCAGTCTACAATAGCTTGACCGGGTGAATCAGCCGCTGCGCGCAGACCGCCTTTAACATTTCCGGATGTCGCGTAGTTTTCTACGACCATTTCCTCACGAACATACTCTAAGAATTTATCGACGCTGTCGAATTGATCTATAAACGATTGTCCTCCCATGCGAGCAGCATAGTTTTGACCATACCGCATAACCTCGGCTTCGCTATAGATACCGGGAATTTCGGCAATAACTTGGCCGTTGTCGTCTTTAATTTTCCGCCCGAACATTTGCTGTTCGAGTTGCTCTAAACCTAAAGCGTCGCGGACTTCTTTAAACTGTTTTAATACGTGGAAACTTTCATGCCGCAGGGTGTGGCCAGGATTGAAACCTTCTCTTCCAAGATGGGAAAGAAGGTTTCCATTCAAAGCCACAATAGGAGAGTCCAGGTTTGCCGGAATCAAATGCGCAGGCTGATTAATGTAATGATTTTTGTGAAGTGCAAAGCCGCGCGTACTTTTTGCCGCTTCCACCATATCGCTAGCGAGCTTAATGGTCTGGTCGGCTTTTTGCAGTAATTCGGCTTCATTCGGTTCTAATGTTAGTTTGCCGGCAATTTGACTACGGAAGAATTCTGCATCAGCTAAAGTTTTTCCCCAAATTTTACGAATTTCCTCTTCGGCATTTGCGTCGTCTAGAATTTTAAAGCTTGGGCTGCCTAAACCGGCTTGGTTTCCTATAGCTTTAAGTTGTTCTAAAGCGTCTGCAAAATCTAACGTGACTTGGCGCTGAACTTCGTCGGTAAACTGCTTGTTGTTCTTATTCTTATCCAGCAAATTCCGGTGGTTGATTAGCGTATTCATCTCGTCTTGCCAGAATTTCCACTCTTGACCATTTTTAGTCGAATCGCGATAAGTCTGGAATTGCTTTATTTGCCCGTCGAGTGTCGCAATCCGAGCATTAACATCAGAAAACACGTTTATCTTAGACTTTACGTTTTCATCCGCTAAATCCATGAATCTTGCAATATCGGCGTCCTCGTCTGCGCGACGCGATCCCGGATCCGGATCAATAAACTGATCTATTTTTGTACTGAAGTTAGTCGTCGGATCAAGAAGAGCACTTACTCGGCCGACCGGATCTGAACCCATGACAAGGCCGATGCCTACGCCAGTTCCAAGTGACTGGCCGAGTTGCGTAGGGTTCTCAATTTCAGGCAACCCTAACATAACGTTTAACGCCGCGCCACTAGTTCCAGCTCGAGTCATTGCGCCAGTATAACGGCCAATCCAATCGGCGGATCGCGCGCGCATAAGACCGCCTTTTGTCGTGCCAAAAAACCGGCGATTAAACTCGCTAGAACGGGCATCTCCACCTATTTTTTCAGCTAGTCCTTTCCGACCGCGCATTCCTTGTTTGTCAATTTGGCGGCCCGCATCTCTAAGTAAACGTCCAGTTCCGGTTAAAATTTTTCCAGAAAGGTACGTCGGAACTTGTGGGACTAAGCTAATATTTTTCAGTAAAGTGTCAGGATCGCCGGTCAAAACTTGACTAAGTTTACGTCCGGCTATGTTTGAAAACTCCGAAGCTTTTTCCAAACCCATGCCGACGGCTTCAACAGGATGCAAACCTTTAATCGTCCCGGTCAAAGCTTTGGCTGTTAAATCTGTACCTTTACGGAACGGTTTTGCGATAACTTTCGAGACCGGTCGAACTAGTCTATTCGGTAATCCGATTGGGTTAAAGATTTCCCCGGCCAGAGCCATTTCTTTATCCGGCACAATGGACTTTTCAAGGATGCTCTTTCGGTAATCTTCTTGCGCAACGTCTAGTTGCTCTGGGGTTAATTCGACACCTTGTAATGCCGAAGTCGTGGCTATAATCGGCTTAACAAGTGGGTTTTCTGCTAATAAGGCCGCAGCGCGATCAGGATTTTCTTTAGTTTTTGCCGCGGCTTCGCGCGTCATGTAGGTCCGGTTTGCAAAATCTTTAAAGGATTCTTTTTCGGTCTTTGTACCTAAAGCTTCTTGGACTCGGTCGGTAAAAGAACTTCCAAAGTTGTAAAATTTGGTAGCGGATCCGGCAGTTTCCTCTAGATCATTAGCCAGACCAGAAGCTACAGAACGAAGCGCAAGTTCTGCGTCTGCCGCTTCTTTGGCTTGTTGCGCATTTCTATCCCAAGGATGAAAAAATTTACTACCGGCAAGTGGACGGCCTGCGCCCGGACCAAATTGCGTAGCATAAAGACGTTCTCCGCCTAACGCCGTAGAAACTTTATTAACTACTTCGGATGCCGCGTCAACAGGCAAACCAACAATGTCCGATAATGCTCCGGCAGGATTTGCTACGACTTGATCAACCGCGGCTTCTTTTGTAAATTTACCAAGTCCTATCCCGGTATCTACGACCATTTTGGCGACCCTAGGAAGAAAATTTGTGGCGACTTCGACAGCTTGGTCTGCTAAAGGTTGTTCCCGCTGCTTCTCAAATACAACTTTCAGTTGTTCTTGATCGAGTTCTGGATCGCCTTCGTTATAGCGTTTGTATAACGAATCTGGATCTTTGTCTTTTTTACGGCGTATGATTTCTGAAGTCGGTACTTTAGACTTCAGCTTTTCGCGTATTTGTTCGGATGCACTAACTGACGAAGGAGGCTGTTGGCCTCCTTCTCTCAGACGTTTTCGGATTTCTTCAGAAGCGAGCATTATTCTTGTTTAGCTTGTTGAATTATCAGTCCTTCTAATTTTTTATACAACTCTGAATACTCTTTTGAAGCAGGATCTACCTTAACAATTCGTTGGTCAAGTTCATTAATTTGATCTTGTAATTGGGTCTTTACCGCTGCACTTTTGAAATATCCAGAAACGTCAAAACCGCCGTCTTTGGCCGAATTTAGATAGTTGCTTCTCGAAGACTTAAGTTTCTTTTCAAGTTGTTCCATTAAACCCTCGGCAAGTTCGGATTCCGTTCTTACATTCGGCACCATCGATTTGTAGCGCGCCACGTCTTCATTTGTCAAAACGCCAACTTCGCCAAAGACTGATCTAGCTAATCCTGGGACAATGCTTTCAACAAGTTTATTGAGTCTTTGCGCCCCAACGTCGTAAGGATTTTTTTCCTTGAAAATACCGACTAACGGTCCGCGGGTTACATCTTTCATCCGCGTTTTAATGTCTTGCAGTGATGCTCCTAACTCGTCATATTGAGCCATTCTTGTCACAAAAGTGTCGGTTACTGGTCTCCCTTCGCCTTTTGGTTTTACAGTTACGGTTCCACTTGGAGTTTTATAAGTTTGCGACGTAATTTCGGATCCCTCAGGTATTTTTACTGCGCCTAAGGGAGAATCACTTTTATCGTATGGATCGCCTACACGTTTGCCAGTAATCCGATCCATGAGTATAACTTTGTTGGTTCCTTTAATAGGCACTTCTACGAATGGCGATGGGAGTTCGGATTGCGCCAATGGCGCGGCACTTGCAGGCGCTCCCGCTTGTCGATTATCGTACGAAAATTGTTCGACTGCTTTTCCAGGTTTTTCTGTAAAACCAAATCCAAATTTACTGCCAGACGGAATATCTTGCGGAAATAACGAGGCGCCTACATCACCTAATGACGTAGTTCCGGTAGGCAAAGCTTCTGGCGGTAAAGGACTGTAGTAGTTTGCCGCAGTTTGTTCGCGCCGTTCTTTATCTATTTGAAGTTTCGTTAGCGTGTCTTTGAGCGTATTATCTTCGGACTTTAAGTCGGCGAGATAGACATTTTGTAAAAACTGGTTGAGATCTTCTTCTTCCTCTAGCTTGGCTTTTTCTTTTAATAGTTCTTTTTCGTGTTCTTGCTCGAATCTTTGAGATATGCCTTCGGCTACACCTTTGACGCCGAGAGTGACGCCAGACAAGAGATTTTCAGTTGCTTGCTGTTGACCTCTCATCCAAGTGTCAATTCCTGGATCAGGAAGATTCCCAACATCAGGAACAAGACTGGCACCACTAACAAAATCAAATCTTGGTCCTTGGACTGTCGCAAGACTTTGCCTTTGTGGTGTTGAAAACTGAAATCCTCCTGTTTGCATAATTACATTCCTCCGAATCTTGTCTGTGGTGATGAAAATGTCAGATTGGCAGCACGATTGATCGATTCTCCAAATTTTGTGAATGCTGATGTGTTTCTCGGGAGACCAAGAACTGTTGTTTTTGCAATAGCTGGAGCTGGCTCTTTCCCTAGATTTATTTCTTCAATAAATGCCTGACCACCTGTTGCTCTTCCTGCATAAGACCTAGATCTTTCCTCAAATTCTTTACGTCTTTTTTCACCTTCTTTTTTACTTTCACCTTCATACCTAGACTGTTCAGCTCTGGCATCGCTTGCTTTCTTCTCGCCAGCAAGTCTTGCTTTTTCTGCTGCAGCAATTTCATCCATGGCTGTGGCTGCAGTGTATGGATTGGCTTGCTGTGTTGGCAGTTGCCTTTGCTGTGGCTGTGGCTGTGGCTGTGGCTGTGGCTGTGGCTGTGGCTGTGGCTTTGGCTGTGGCTGTGGCTTTGGAACATACTTTTGGTATCCTGTGTTCTGCTTTCCTTTATCCGTTAGCCAAGGAAAAGGGTCTGCATTTTTATTTTTAGCCATAAATTATAGCCCTCCAATTCGAGCTTGCTGCGTTGGATACATCATATTTGCTGGCTTTACGATGCTTGTTCCGAATGGCGTCAATCCAGGAGCAGGAGCAGAGGATTTTGATTTATCGCCAATTCTCTGGTTGATGGCAGAAGTCGTGGAATCTACCATTGTGCTGTCTGATGGTGCTCCACCTGCCTGATTTGCAAAAGTTTCTGTTGCTCCTTTATATTGATCTAAAGAAGTAGAGTCTTTTGCCATTTGCTTTTCATTCCAGAGCTCTTGATCGCGCTTTGCTTCATCAATTTTTCGCTGTGCTTCTTCAGCTTTGCGCGTTTCATCATACTGTTTGCGCGTATCTTCGTATTGCCGTGCGTTCTCTTTGCGCTGATTTGCCATTTCAGTTGCCCAAATCTGCATCGAGTTGTCCTGCTGCTGAATAGGCTGTTGATACTGTTGATTGTTATTGTTATTATTGCTACCACTTCTGCTTTTTGATTTGCTTCTTCCGCCCATAACTACTCCTCCTTATTATTTTGTTTCATTAAAATCCAATCCTGCGTTGTGTTGGATTGGAAAAGTTCGTTCCAGAAAACAATCCACCTCCAGAAGTCCCTGTCTGAGGAGTGAATCCTGCAGCTTTATAACTTGCTGGAGAATTTGTCATAATTGGAGCATTTTGATCAGGAGAGTATCCAGACCTTTGACTCATTATTCCTTTGGCAGCAGAGTCAAATGCAGTATTGGCATATTGTCCTGCCATTTTATATGGATCATATCCATATTTTTGTTGATACTCTGCTGACATTCCTGTTGCTGCTGGCATTGCAGCTGCTGAGTTTGGCACAGATGCTGAAGTTGTAGCTGCAGGTGGTGGTGTTGATGATGATCCGCCCATATTTTTATTTATTGTTGGTTTGATTAATAATTTATTTTTCCGCTAGGACTAACTTTCCCGTGATATCGTTTTGCCCAAGCATCGGCTTGAGGAATATCCGAGAAAGATGGGTAATTGTTAATTCCAAATTTCATAGCAGTTGATACTGCTTGATCATCAGTTAATTTTTTGCCTTCCACCATTGTTGGAATGACATATTGCTTATTGTCTATCCCAAAAGTTCCAAGAAGTACATTACTCTGACTGCCATCTTGGTTTTGCACAGATGGATGCTTTGTCGGAAATCCTTTGTATGTTGCGCTTCCACCCATATTACTTCATCGATTTTGCGCCTTTGCGTATAGTCCTGGTTTCATAATTCAGTCCTCAATCCGCAGTATGGAATTTTTGGTTCACAAGTTTGAACAAATTCAGAAACATTTGGAATCACACGACCACCAAGCTTAGGACATGGGACATAATCAGGAGTGCTGTTGCTTATGCAGTTTGTGCAAGTGTGATAATAGTCGCTATTGAGGTGCTTGTCTAATTTTGTTTTTATGATCCCATCAATGATTTCATAGCGATTTTTGTCAAATGGAATATCATTATTCAGCGTGTAGTCTGAAATGTTTTTCTCTGTCCATTCCTTCAATGGAAACCAAATGTCTGCAGAATTTGGAATGCGTTGAATGTCGAGTTGCAAAGGAATTGGACCACTCAGCGGATCAACATCGCAGCTTTTGTGGCCACATATCAAACTGTCCCACAGAAACTCTATGTTGTCAACTTTTGGACGCAACAACCACTCAACTCCACAAACATAATCTTTGCCATCTTCATGTGGCTCTGTTCCGCGAGCAATGATGAGATTTTCTTGCCCTATGGAATATGATTCCATAAAATCAATGCGATCTTTTCCATAACACAATCCGACAGACTTTGGCGAGGAATCATAAACTGTCAGATTTAAGTCCTGCGATATTTTATTTTGGAATTCCCACTTTGCTTTCATCCACGGCAGAGTCCACTGAATGCAGTCAATGTTTTTGTTGAGGACATTCTTGATTATAAAAAGAAGAACAGTGCTGTCTTTTCCTCCAGACCAAAGCAGTGCAGGTCGTTTCGATTTCTCGAAAACTAAAAGCAACGACTCGAGTGTTTTTTCTATCAATGTCATCATTAGAAAATAATAGCAGCACCAGCGAGTGCTCCAGCAGCACCAATGCCAGCACCCATTAGTGCAGTTTTGTTTCCTTCGCCAGCCACCGCAGCAGAATTCTCAGCTTGGAGATTCTGAGATCTCTGTTGAGCTTTAAGTTGAGCATTCTGACCTTTCCTTGCTGCATCCATTTGGCCAAATTGTTGGAAAGCATTCACTGTATTGTTGGACTGATTGCCCATCATACTTAAAATCTGAGCACGATAAGCATCACGCGCATTGGCATTTTCTGCAGCAAGCTGAGATTCGTAACTTGCTAGCTGACCTGGATCAAGACCTGCGAGTTGCATTGGATTTGCAGCCAAAAGCCTAGCTGCACGATCCTGTGATGCTGCACGATTTGCATAATAGTCCTCGCGACTTCTGTCTGCCAATGCAGAGCGAGCGAATCCTGAGCGAAGATTGGCACCTGTTGAAATGACATCAGACAGACCTTGTTTCAGCCACATATTGGAAAGCTCTTTGCTTGGGCCACCCTCAAGATCTTCAGCTGTTTGGCGTGTCAATCCCCTACGCACCTCAGCCAAGCGAGGATCCATTCGCTCCTCAAGAGCTCGTGATTTTAGGGCATTAATTTCAGCCTCTCGAGCAGCACCTCTTTGCATTGTGTCAACTTGACGCTCGCGAATTTCTGGCGCCATCCTTATGGCCATATCAGTGATCCCTGAGCCAAGACCGAGCCCAGAAATCATATTTCTTGTATACATTGGATCGTCTTGGACTCCTGCACCTCCAGGACCATCAATGTTCGTCTTGTCAAGTTTTACTTTTGGCGTTCCTCCTCCCATAATTATTCTCCTATTGTTGCGTATATTTCTCGATCTATTTTTTGAAATCCTTGTGCTTCAATCATCGCCTTTGGAAATGTGCTCCTTGTTTCGTCAAGTGGCACACCAATGAATCCTTCGCCAGCACTCACAAACTGGCAGTGTGCCTTGAATCCTTGAACAACTTCAATAATTCCTCTCGGAGTTACAACTCCTGGATGGAATGCTGGGAAGGCCACAGGAAGGTAAACTATGTCAGCGTAGCCGAATGTTTTGTCGTCACGCTCGAATGCGAACAACTTGGCATTGCGTTGTGGCACGATCACATGATCAAAACTCGCAGCAAATTGCTGCATCTTTGCAAAGTCTTCACTGAATGGGGAAACTTCTACGAATTTTGTTTTCATCAGCGTGTGGCAGTGACGACAAGACTAACATCATGAACAATATTTGTTGCAGCAACAGCAGTGGCTGTCACTATTTGAAATCCAAAACCTGTTTTCGTTTTAACTAAATTATATAATCCAGCAGTTACTGACAAGTAAGCTTGGGCAGTTCCATTTGTTCCAACCATTCCACCTACGCAGTATGAGGAGTCTGTGAATGAATTTATAAATGACAAAGTGTAATTTGAAATTGCATTTCTTGTCAATGTTGCATTATAACTTGCACGGATGCCAGTGCCAATGAATGTAAATGTACTTGCAGACTGCACTGCTGTTGCTGCACCAGAAAGCATCTTGAATTCAAGTTGAGTGGCAGAAATTGCACGAGTAATTTCAATTCCAAGAGTTGAAACATTCACTCCGCCAAGAGTTGCTCCAGCAATACTTGCAATACTTGGAATTTTAAAAATCATACCAACAAAACGATCTCCTTGAAATGTCGTTGAGTTTGTCATGGTCCAGGTGCCTAGGTTGCTTCCCAAAACAGTTGCAAGGGTTGATCCTGTGGCTGCAACGATGGTGCCTGAAGCTGCTATAACACCAGCTGTGCAAGTTAGTGTTCCAGCTTCAATTACTCCTGGGTCAAAATTTATCGAAGCAGAATTGACACGCTTCCTGACATTCTTTGTGTAATCCGCATCATCGCTAAGATTCTGGTATTTTATTGTCAGGTTAGCAGCTTTTAAAGTTGCAGGAGTTACTGCAGTTGTCGCTTCAGTTCCAGCATCTACTGCTGCCTGTGTAGCAAGGAACATGACACCTTTCACTGTTTCAGAAGCTGGTGGATAGGAAAATCCAGTCCCTCCAAGTGTGTATGATCCAGGAGGAATGCCTGTGATGACAAGATCAATGGCAAAGAATGCAGCAGTCGTGCTCACCTTAACGACAATTGGAGATGTCTGAGAATAAACAGCAAAAAGAATGCCTGTGCTTGTTATGATGCCAATTTCCTGGCAAGTGTATGTGTCGGTCGTCTCGTCGGAAACTGTAAAATGGATCGTGTCAGAAGAAGGATTGGAAAATCCTGAAGGAGTCAAAGATTTTATCGGAGCTTGAAGTGCTGTCTGAGTTGGTTGAGGTGTGTATCCAGAGTTCCCAATTTGAACTGTAGAAAGGACAACTGGACCAAGAGTTCCTGCCTGTGCAATTGCAGCTCTGCCAACATTTGTTATTACAAAATTTAGTGCCATTTTATTATTTATATCATTTGGTTATAATTTCAAAAAGAAAACACAATTATGTATATGTTTTTGAAAAAGGTGTTCCAGAAACGACAGTTGTTGGTGTTGTCCCATCGCCCCAATTTACAGCTGTGTTTGGATTATCCGTTGTAATTATCATATTTGAAATTGAAAGTGCCGTCCCAGGAACAGAATTTAGTGTCCAGAAAATTGGCGAAGAAACAAAATCAAATCGCTCCCATGTGATCTGTCTTGATATTGAAAAATTATTAACTTCAGCGTCCAAATCAACATCAACTCTTTCAAGCGAGCCAGACGGGATTGGAGGTATAACTGGAACTTGCGTTGTTGAAGAAATTGAATTCTGAGGAATAATTATTTTTTCTTCCGCAAGTTGAATTAGGAATCTCTGGAGTTTGTTTCTGTTTAATGAAGTTATTGAGCAAGGAAGACAATCATCATCATTTGCTCCTTTTATTGCTATAGATGAATAGAGAGCAATCGGAGGTCTGTCCGAAAACGGACTTATAAAAGCACTCGCTTGAGTTCCAGAATAGTTTTTTATGTCTGTTGCAGAAGGCATATTATTGGCATGTTACTCCAGAATCAACATACTCCTGAGCTATGAGCAATGCTCTATTGTCCGCATCAACTTGGCTAATTTCGCTCCTGTAAACTCCACCAATTGAATAAGAAAATAATGATTCAAGGAAATTTCCTGCTGAGCCAATCCTTACGAATCTGCTTGCATCTTCTCCATCGAATTGTGTGAATTTTCCAACAGCGATAATATTTCCACCACTTATTATGATCTGATTCACAACATCATCAAATCCTGCTCCTGGATTGAATGAAAGATCAATTGCTCCTGCTGGAGATATTTTTACTATCCTGTTTATTGAATTTCCATTGTATGATGTGAATGATCCTGCTGCATAAACAGCACCTGTGCTATCAATGATAATGGACTTTGCAGCTGTCCCAGAACTAAACCCACTCCCGACATTGAAAGAGGTGTCAACATTTCCATTTGCCAACAACCTAACTATGTTCTTGTTGGAATTTATTCCGACAGAAGAAAATATTATTTTTCCATCTGTTTGAAGAGCCAAAGCATAAAAATTGTTGTCTGGAGCATTGTGCTCGTAATGAGTAAATGTTGCATCATTAGTTCCATTTGCATTTAATCTATTGACAGAAACTTTTGAATTCGTCCCATATCCAGCAATTATAATTTTCCCGTCTGGCTGTTCTATAAAATCCTTAACAGCAACAAATGGGATGGTGAATGCTTGTGAAACTGTCCCATCTGCATTCAGTTTTACAAATGGAGAGGCCAATGAAGTTCCATTGTAACTTGTAAATGTTCCAGAGACGAATATTTTCTGGCCATCGTTGGCAATTTTAACTTTCCTTGCAGTGCCTGTTGCAAATCCTGTCCCAAAAGTTGGAGTTGGAGAAAGACTTCCACTTGTTGTTATTTTTGCTATACAACTACGATTTTCACCTGCATATTTTGCAAAATCCCCAACACAGATTGTGGATCCATCTGCAAAATTAGCAATTGAATAAACATTGTAATTCAGTGAAGGGTCTGCTGGATTGAATGGCATATTCACAAACCCATTTGCATTTATGTTTGAAGCTGTAAAATTTGTAATTCTTCCGCCAGTTATTAAATCTTTTGCAGTTATTTTTCCTTGAACTCGAGTATTGTCATACCAGAAGTTCCCAACAAGAATGAATCTGTCTGGAATTATGCAAAGTGAATTTATTTCTTCATTTATTGTGCTTGTGCAAGTTCCATTTACAAATTTTACACCATCGTAGTAGCAAGGATATTCCTCAATAACTACAGCGAGTTGATTTTCGGCTGTTTGTTGTGCAATTGAAAGAGCGAAAGTGTCAGCGTCTTCCTGAGAAACTTTTGATCTGTATGTTGCAATGGCAGTTACAGAAGTTATCCCTGTCACGGAAGGAGAAGGGCAAATCCGCTCTGCTTTGTATGACTGCGTAGAGACGAATATATTTGAAACTGCTCTTTCGAATCTTTCACCAACTGGTATAAAATCTGAAGCTATTTCATATAAGTGATTTATTCCACTCTCATCAACTATGCATGCTTTTGTTTCATTCTTTTCACACTTTCCATCAGAAGGCTCTGGATATGGCTCCATGAATATCCTTATAGATTCCACAGCCAACTGTCCGCACCACCTGACTAACAAGCTGAATGCTTTGTCTATGCTTTCTACATTTTCACTTTCACAAGTTGGACAGTTATTTTCTAAATTTCCATACTCTGTCAAAAGTCTTCTATTTTGCTTTCTCAGAGTTCCAAGTTCTGCAGATTCTTCGGACGAAATGTTCGCTCCTGTATCTTCAATTAAAATTGGAGCAATTATTTCTTTACACAAAACATTTTTATAAGCTCCGCGCATCCCTCTATAATCAACTCTAAAGGAAACGTCGCCTGCAATCTCAATCAGATTCAGGTCTGAATAAAGGAAAACTTTTAGGTCGTGTCCATCGCCCATCAGTCTTGTTTCAAACTCGCAATAGATTGGACGCTTGTAATATGCAAGTTCATTGTCAGCACCAAGCTCAAAGAATGAGTCTTCTCGCTCAGGCATGAATGCTTCCCATATATGGTTATGACTTCCGTCAGAAAGTGAATTGTAGTCAACAGAAGCAGCAAATGCTCGTCGTCTGTTACTTATGTTTGCAGACACCCATTGAACTGGCCTGATGCCTGTCCAGACGCTTGACCATGCAGGAATTTTCTCTGCAGACGCTTCACTCATCGTCGCGTAATCCAAAACAAATGTCTCTGAATTCAAATTTTCATTCACTGGAGCAGAAACAAGAAGATAGTTCTCAAAACTGACAGAACATATTCCTGATTGATCTGAGTTTAATGATTGTTTGCTGAATGCCATCTCAGCATCACGGAAATTAATCTGACTTGTCAAATTTGATGAAGCAGCAGCATCAGAAGAAACAAGACCACCAGAGCTATACCACCACATCAAACCTGATTGGAAAACAATGCTCCTTCCTGCCACGCATCCTGTGCTTGGAAATAGTATGGATTGAAAATTAGCAGTTGTTGCCCATTTTTCCCTGTCCCTTATTCCAGACTGAATAACTTCGCTCCTGCTGTCAGTAAAAATAGAAAGAATTTCTGCTCTATTTTCACCAACGAATCCAACGAGTCCTGTTATATTTTTAGAAAAAAGGAAATCTCCACGACTTGTGCCATCAATTCTTTCAGAAAAAGACAAAGGATCAAACAAGTCTGAAGCAACAAGGACTTTTCCTCTAGCGACCCATAGTCTTCCGCCAGAAAATGCCATCCATGTTCCTTTTGGTGTTTGGAGAAAAGGCTCAGCCTCTTTGAGATGAGAGGATTCGTATCCATCCCAATAGGCTGCATCATTCAGCCCATCCTGGATCATCAAAACATTGTAGCTCGGAATAAGTTGTATTGTTTGATTTGCGAGAGTCGTCACAGTTTTCTCTGCAACGCAAAAATAAATCATTGCGACATTTTTATCGAAGCTCAAATTCTGAATTTTAAAAAAATCCCAGTCTTTAGGTTGTGCTAGGGGGAATGGTGCTGCATAGATTGATCCATCAACAGCAAAAACAAGATAGTCAGTTTCAGAGTCTGAATTTTTTGTAGATATAAAATGGCAAAGACCTTGAAGATTTCCTGCTGGCAGAGTTAATTGGTGCGCAAATCCTGGACGTGTCTGTGCAATGCCACCACGATTAACAACATTTACTGCTCGTCGATATTGGTCTGGTCTTAATAGCCAAGGATGGCGGACAGTATTCATGCCAGCTGTCCAGCCAGCATCAACACTCACAAGTCTTCCTGCAGATATATTTGGTGACTGCATTTTATATCAAAAGATCGTCTGGATTTGACATTATGTCTGCATTAATCTGCATAGGATAAACCCTAGCACCATCAATTGCTCTGTTTCTTTTGTTTAAATATTCAACAGAAATTTGCCTATATCTTTCAGACTCATCAGCAAACTTTCTCATTAGAAGTTCTTGCGATTGAACCATCATCAAAATTGCCATTTTTGAGTCGAGGTTTATAAAATCGTATTCAGTTATGAGATTATAACTCCTACGGCGATATTTCATTCTGATCCACTTTGCGTTTTCTCTTATCTGAATTCTCCTGTAAAGTGGGTTTGTTTCAAATGATGGTATATTGCCAAGGAATGCAATATTGTCTGGCCTTCCTGTGTCCCAAGCATACAATCTTTTAAATCCATCTGAAACTGGGACTTGAACTTGAGTTATTTGTAAAACATTCACAACTGGCACTTGCTTGTATATTCTATGGGTGCCTGTTCCAGTTGAAAAATATGTCACTCTCCCAGCTTCAGATGCTATGTTTTCAGATTGAACTTTGCTTCCATAAAGTTCAATTGTTTCAGAAGTTATCGGTCTTACAAAATATGGTTCATCTGGCAAAAGAGGATCTGGCAAGTCTCCTTCTGATTCAATTGTTACTTCATCACCAATTGAATAAGACTGATTATTTAAATCCAGCGTTGCCGCAGCATCAACAGCCAGCTCTCTTGCAACTCTTAGCTTGTGGCTCCCGCTTCCAATTCCAGAAAACTGAATTTGTGTATTTGAAGTTGTATAAACTTCTATCTGGTCATTCACGACAGACACCTTAAACTGTGCTCCTGGAATTAAAGGTTGTGGTAGTGTTCCTGTCGTTGTAAATGTTGCAGGGACAAGGTTTCCTAAAAATGCAGAAAACTCTATGTCAAGTTGATTATCTCTGGGAATAATTTGAGCAGTCCTTTCTGTAAATGCATAAAGTTCTCCGATGCCAAGAGATATTGGCACTATTATTCCTGTCGTTGAGCTGGTTGCTATCGATTGTGCATAGGTCTGGAAAAGTTGAATCCTGGTTTCGCCAAGTTTCCTTAAATAGAAAAAATTCTGAAGATCAATCTGTGGCGATGTGACAGGAACTGCTCCTGTGGTGAATATTCTTATTGCAGAACCTGTTGCAAATTGACTTGTTTTTAGTTGCCACTCTTGTGTAAATCCAACAGAAAATGATCTGTTAATTAACAGAAAAAGTGAACCTGCTCCTGTTGATGTTATTGATATTGGTTCTGGGATTGATGAACTGACAGTAAATGTTGTTGCCGTCATTGGAGCACCAACTGCAGCTTCTGCTCTATAAACTGTGTCGGAAGTTAGTGGTGCAGGAAGAGTTCCTGTTGTTTGAAATTGCACAAAACTTCCGCTTGCTGGCTCGAACTGAATTACTGGAACTGATGTGTAGCCTGTGCCACCTGTTATGATATTAACTGCAACAATTTTCCCGCCAGAAACTGTGGCAGCTGCAGAAGCTCCTGTCCCTCCTCCTCCAGTTATTCGAACAAGTGGCGAAACTTGATATCCAGAGCCGGCATTTGTTATTCCGATTGAAGTTAGCGTTAAATTTGTAAGCGTCGCAGTTCCTGTAGCTCCTGATCCAGAAGGATTGCTCAAATTGTGTGGAACACTTGTCGTTATGTTTGCTGCAGAACCAAGTGTTACTGCTGATATTGGAATAATTTTTGAAACAATATTTATCCCAGAACCAAGCGTCGTCATGACTATCGAATTTGTATTTGTTGTCGAGTCTGCTATCGTCCCGTGAATTGTTATTTTGTAGTCATCGATCTTTCTTACATAATATGTCGTGTTTTCGACAAGTGGTGCTGGCAAATCTCCTCCAGAGTTCTTTATGGTTATAGAATCTCCTGTTATAAAATTATGAGCAATGGAGAAATTAAGAGTTGTGACAGGAGAAAGACTTAACAATTGTCTCAACTTGAGATCTACTCCTGGATTGGTAACATTCACAGGACCTGACTCAAGTTTTGCATCTTGAAGTTCTTTGTATATGTTAAAATTCTCAGTGCCAGAAGTTTTTGTGTAAAAAATATCAGATGAGTTTATCTCAGGAGGATATGTTGCTGCTCCGAATGAAACAACATCATAGTCAACAAGGCCATTGGCGCCAATTGTTCTAACCATTGTTCTTGCAGTAACAGATCTTTCATCAACAAGGTTTATTGACGAAGTTGACGAAAGTCTTGTTATTTCAATTGGACTTTGATTCAGTTGAGCATCAAGTCTTGTGTCGTGAATCGTTACTGAATTTGGATCGGTTGCTCGGATGTAATAATAAAATCCATTGTTCAGTGGCTGGGGAAATAGACCTGATCCTGCATTGGCTTGCATTCTAACTCCAGTTATCAACTTGTGATCTTCAACTGAGCTAAAATATTTCATCACAGATGTTTTAAATATCCTAGCCTGCCGCCTTGTTATTGGCCTTGCAGTTGGAAGTCCAGTGGCAAAAACAAATGGAACAAAAATCCCATCAACCCACTCACCTGCCTCGTTTTGTTCAGTTAAATTGTTTCCGAATTCATCAAATCCAATTATTCTTGCAATGAGATTTTCATCAGACCTTAAATCGCATCTTGCGATAATTGGCCCAGGAATTTTTATGTCCATGGTTGTTGGGACAACTCCAATGTCGTCCCAGACCCAAGGAACAGTGCGTTCGTCTGTCAATCCATCGCCATTGAGATGGAATCTGAAATATTCATCTCTCCCAAAAACTGGAATACCATCAATCGTAACTGCCAAAGGAGTTTCAACTTCCCTAGGGAGTGTGACTGTGCTACCATCATTGAATGTCCTTATGTCAAGGACACCAATGTTTGCATTCCAGTCGCCTTCATCTTGGAGTGCTCTTACTGCATCAGTAAGACGCTTTAGTGCTTTTTCACGATCGCACCTCCCAAGAATTTCGATGACATCATCAAGTATCTCAGATACGAACATTTTGAAAATTACATTCCAAGACGCGAATCAGACATTCCAGAAAGCTCTTGGCCGAATCCTTCAAGGCCGGGAGCTTCTGCACCAAGGCCAAGACCTTTCATCTTTTCAGCGGCTTTTGCGCCTTTCATGTCGGCTTTGATTTTTGCTTCTGCACCATCGAGCGCAGAACCAAGTTGAGCGATGAATTCTTTTGCCATCTGAAATGTGCTCATTGGCATAGTGATTGTGATTTCTTCTTCCATAGTTAGTCCTCTTTTTCTGTTTCTGTTTCTTTTTCTTTTTCTTTTTCTACTTCTTTTTCTGACTCAGACAGGCCGTCTTCGATCTCGTCTTCGCCTGTTGAATTTTCTTTTGCCGAATCAAACTCAATTCCCATAACGTCGATGTCTAAAGCATAAGATTCTTTAACCTCGCCATCTTGATTCTCGCGCTCGCTTTCATTTTTTGAAACAACGCGATACTTAATTTTTGCGGTTCCTTCTGTCCCAACGTCAGGAGCGTCTTTAAGTCCAGGAATGTCATTTAGATAAAGACCGGGATAGTAAGAAGACTTATCTTTCGCCGGAGATTCTTCCATTACCATCTCAATTGATTCTCGTTTTTTTCCAAGGTCGATCATAGTTTTATTATTATTGTTTTGTGGGTTATGGGAATATTATTTACCTTCTAGTAGAAGATACGGGATCGTTTTTTGATTGTATCTACTCATTTCCGAATAGACGAGATTGATGAATCCATCCCATTGTGGTGGGTAGATCGTTTGGCAACCTTCGGATGACGTTGTTCGATAACCTCCTCGATGGATATTAATAGCAATGCCCATGTCGTCCCCGGTAATGTCTCGCGTAACTGGTAGTTCTTCTTTTGGGTTAGCAGGTCGTAATGCCGGGTAACCGCCTCCGGGTTTAGAGATACCATGATTGCCTTTGCGGTACCTGTGAATACCCGTTTTAAGAACCGCGATACCTTTTTTGTAAACCGAAGGATCTGTGTTGGCATTGAAAGTAGCATGGACTGACGGGGAAATTAAAATTATGGCATCGTCGTAGATACCTCGATCGTTTTTTCCTTTTTCTCCCATGCTATCAAAGTAGTATCCGCGAATCCCGACCAACGAAACAAGATCTTCAATCCCGGCTTTGATAACCATAGCCAAGGTTTTTTCTTTTGCTTGTTGCGGTCGGGAATTTGGAATCATTTTCCTTTGCGAATTACGTTAATTAGTCCGACTAAACCTAACCCCGCAATAAGAATTGCTTCTTGAAGTTGCGGTTCAATTTTCACTCCGACTGCAGTAGCAATCAGAATCAGCCCACGCCAAGTGGAGTTTTCGCTTAGTTTGTTGATTAACACGTTGATTACGTTTTTCATTTTTTGGTTCCTTTTGGTTCTGGGAGTTCATATGTGAATCTTCCGTATTCCGTTTCAAAAGATATTCCGAGTGTTGTGCAGCTCGTCAAGAATGCTGCCAGCAGAATTGAAAATAATATAATAATGGCTGATGCTATTTTTTTGTTCATAACAAGTCGAGTCTTTTTTCAAGTCGCTCCATAACGACTGTGTTTCTTGATATAGTTGAATGTGCAGTAGAAATAACTTCAAGCATTTCTTTATTGTTCTGTTTTAGATGCTCAACAAAATCATGATTCTGCTTTTCAAATTTTAGCTGCTGATTGTCTATTCTCATTTGAAGATCGTCGAATCTTTTCATGAAGAATTTTGCCATGAGCACAATAAAAACTATCCCTATAACCAACAGAGCCACAAACATCCAACGATCACTCTGGGTTGATGCGTATGTTACTGTTTCGGTAAAATCTGACACATTCATTAGCTTATTGTTAAAGTTGAATTTGCTGGGTTGTAAACTCCAGTTCTTCCTGCGGCACCAGTTAGTGATACAGTTGCATAGGAGTTGGCTGTTGCTCCAGGGAAAAATCGCCATGTTGACCCGATGGCAGGAATGGCTGTAAAAGCCACAGCAAGTGTCGTAGAGGTAAAAGTCCCTGTCGCAGTCGTCGCGCCACTTGTAACGACCCTTGTAAGTGTGCCGCCAGCTATGTTAGTTTGTCCTGTGTAGCTGTGAGCCAGATTTCCAAGATTCAAAGTCCCTGAATCCTGTTTTGTCAAAGTCCCTGTCGTAAGAGTTATGATTGCTCCTGTCGATAGTGTTGTTGTTCCTGCACCACCAAAAAGAACACTTCTTGTTGCACCTCCAATTGCTGCTGTGATTGTTAGTACTCCAAGAGCAGGATGAATTTCAGCATCTGCAGTAAGTGTTATGGCTCCTGACATGGTGTTGTTGCCAGACCGATTGACAAGTGCACCTTCTGTCAAAGTTCCTGTCCCAGCAATTGAAATTGGCCTTGCAAATGTTATTGCTCCTGCCAATTCAAGTTGTGCATTTGAAAGAACACTTATTGCTGCTGTCCCGAGAGCTCCAGCATTGCTAACTTGCAAAGCACCACTTTGAACACTAACGGATCCTGTTAAAGAATTTGCTGCAGATAAAACAACAGTTCCTGTTCCAAGTTTAACAAATGATCCTGTTGTAAGAGTTATTATGCCAGAAATTGTGATCGTTCCAGGAGTTGAAAGAGTAAGTGTTCTTGTTGCACCACCAATAGCTCCTGTGATTGTTAGAGCTCCAGAAGAGGTTGATATCTTTGAATTGGCAGCAAGTGTTATTGCTCCAGAAAGTGTGTTATTCCCAGAAAGATTATTTATTGCACCACTGGCCAAATAGCCATCTCCAGAGATTGTTATTGGCTCTGCTGCTAAAGTGATGTTGTTTGAAATTGCGAGTGTTGATCCTGAAGCGACAGTTGTTGCTACTGCCACCGAGCCAAGTGCTGCTGCACTTTTTATTTCAAGAGTGCCAGATGATATTGTTGTTGATCCTGTAAATGTGTTGGCTCCAGAAAGAGTCCAGGTTCCTGTTTCATTTTTTAGAATTGACAAAGTTGCAGTTCCTGTTGCTGGAGCTGTCACCAAGTTGTCTCTTATAACTCCTGCTATTTCTCCTTGTCCTGTTCCTGCAAGTGTAAGAGTTCTATTTGCCCCAACTCCTGATGTTGCATTTGTTTGCGAATTGAAATTTGTGCCATTGAGTGTTAATTTTCCAGAGCCACTGGCAGAAATTGTTCCACCAACTGTGTCTGTTGCTGCTGGAGGTGCTGAATTTCTTCCAATTTGAAATGTCCTATTTGAATTTGCTGCTTCACCAATATAAATAAGAGTTGCAATTGATCCATCAGCATTTCCAAAAGCTAACGGAAGTGAAGATGCACCAACAGAGGAAGGAACGGACAAGTCTGCAATTGATGATATTGTGCAATTTCCAGACTGAATTGTCAATTGTCCAGAAAATGTATTTGCATTTGTCAAATTCAAATTTCCACTAACAAGAGTCAATGTTCCTGCTCCAGAAATTACTCCTGAGAAATTCGTAAATCCAGAGGCCTCTGTCCGAATGAACAAAGATGCTGAATTTGATACATTGCCAAGGATATTTAATGTTCCAGCAGTAATTGTCATTCTTGAAGATGATCCTAGAGCAATTGTTCCTTGGATATTGTTTATTCCTGAAATATTACGAATAACGCCTGCATTTGCAATTCCAGATCCATCTGCAACTATGTTATTTGCTATAGTTATGCCATTTAAAATTTCAAGAGCAGCACCAGCCAATATTATTGTCTGGGAAGGTGCAATTCCAAGAGATGAAGAGTTTGTGGCTTGTATTACACCTGCAGATATTGTGAGATTTCCAGAAAATGTATTTGCTGCACTTAATTGAAGTGTTCCAACACCTGTCTTTTTTATTGTGCCAGCTCCAGAAATAATTCCAGACAGTGCTAGTGTTGTTGCATTTGTTATTTCAATTATTCCACCAGCAACTCCTAAAAGTATCTTCTTCGAAGATGTTGTTGCTGCTCCTGTGTAAATTAAAGTTGACTCAGATGTTGTCCCGACACTTATTGGAGAAATTCCTGCGCCAAGTGGACCTGCAACACCTTCATCATTAAAATTTCCAACAGAAATGATGCCACTGGCAACACGAAGTTGTCCTGTGAATGTGTTTGTTCCAGACAGAACAAGTTTATTTGTTCCAATTTTCGCAACGCCAATAGTGCCAGATCCTGTTCCTGTTGAATCAGGAATTACATCGGAAATCGTAAAAGTTGACCCTGCTGCATTTGTCGTATCAAAAGCAATAGCTGACCCTGCTTTAAAGCCATTGTTTGTTATTGACGACATCAAAAGCAAAATAGGAGCAATATCAGATGTTGCAAATTGTCCTGTTCCTCCGACATTGATTGCAAAAGTTCCTCCTGAATTTACGATTATTTTATCCTTTGTCCAGTTTGCAGGAACGCCTGAGTAAAGAGCAACCAATTTTGAAAACAATGCAATTCCTGCACTCAAAGTTGTTTTTCCAGTATATGAATTCGTCCCAGAAAAAATAACAAGCGAGGTTCCATTTTTTGTTATTTCGCCAGAACCTGAAATGTTAATTGGAACTGTGATCGTAGCTGTCCCTGCAAAATCAAGAATTCCAGCATTCGATATTGATGCAGTTGAAAGTGATCCTGAAGTTTGTCTCGATATTGACAGAATCCCTCCAGCAATTATTGATGTTGCTCCAGAATATGTGTTGTCATTTGAAAATGTAACAAGTCCTGCAATATTAACTGGCCCTGTGCCAGAAATTATGCCAGAAATCGTCTGTGCTGTTGGAGATATTATGGAAAACTGAGAATTGTTGATTACATTGCCAACATAATTCCCATTTCCAAGCACACCTGTCTCAATTTCAAAGACACCTTCTGTTATTTCTGTTGCTCCAGAGTACAAATTTACTCCTTTGAGTGATAATTTTCCTGTTCCGATCTTTTTAATCCCACCTAAGCCAACAACTGGTTGTGTTATTGAGCAGTCAGACGCATTTCCAGCAATTAAAAGTATTGGTTGGGAGGTTTTGTTGGACAAATTCAACCTTTGGCCAGCAAAACCATCTATGAATGTTATAAGATTTGTGTTTCTGAGCGTCAATTCTACCAACTTTGGGAATTCAGAAATATAAACAAAGCTATTGATCGACTGGGAAAAAGACCCGAAGTCAATTTTCGTGATATTTTCAGATCCAGTTATCGATGCAGAAAGTGGCATTTTTAAATTTCAGAATCTTCTTGATCTGGGTATTTAAGATCCAGTAGTATAATTTGATCTTCACACTCTTGTTCAGTTCCTACAAAAAGAATGTTTTGAGTTGCGATTGATTGGTCTGTTTGCTCATACAAGACAATTAGTTTATCGGCATAAACCAACTTCCAATTGCCTGTAGAGGCATCGTAAGACCAACCATTTGTGTCAGGTGGGATTATCATGGAACTGTAACTGAAAGTGTTGAGTTAGCGGAAGTATAAATTGCCGTTGATCCAACGGGAAGTCCAGACAGTGTAACTGCGGCATAAGTTTGATTTGTAACTCCTTGGAAAAAACGAAATGTGGTTACTCCAGATGGAGGGGCGACATCGAACGAGACTACCAACGAGAGTCCGCCAGACTGAAATGTTGCTGTAGCCGTTGACGCGCCAACAGTCTTTTTAGCGAGGATAAAACCTGATTGTATATTTGTGGAACCAGTATAAGTAAGTGTGCCGTCAAGGTTTAAAAATCCATTTCCTCCCTTGTTTAAACTTCCTGCTCCAGATATATTGCCAGACACTGTTATTGTGTTCGCTCCCGAAGTGCGAAACTGTAGCGTTCCAGAGGTTAATACAAAATTGTTCGGCAAAGTTATATTGCCGCCAGACTGGAGTGCGCCCCCGATAGCACTAACAAAAGTCCCTGTTCCAAAAGCATTTGATACATTAAAGAAGATTGATCCAGCGTTAAATAGTGTGCCACCCGAATAAGTGTTGCTTACGCCAATATTTAGGGTTGCAGCACCCGATTTTATGAATGAACCATTTCCGCTTATTACCCCATTTAAAGTTGACGAATTTATTATTTCAAACGCACCTTCATTTATTTTGATTGTTCCTGTGTGAGTTGCGCCTGTTCCACTTAATCGAAGTGTTCCTGTCCCGTTTTTTTCCAAATTGAGAGAACCAAGTTGTGCTGATTGCACTTGCGTAGGCGCATAGCACATGAACTGTAAGGTGCTTGGTGTCGCAGACGCAATTGCTGATACGCCTAAAGTAAAACCAGTCCCTGTACCAACTGTTGCCGAAATGGAATCCGTTAATTTCAAAGTACAATAATGTAAAGTGTGTTCTGGGAAGGAGTTGCAATTGCGTCGTATGCCGCTTGCGTTATCCGCACCATGTTGAGCAATTGGGTTCCTCCTTGTGCCACAGTTGTGTCGCTTAAAACTCCAGCGTTAGAAAGAGTGCCAGCAGACAATGACAATCCAGTTCCGATCGAAATTTCCTGCGCAATCCCTGTTCCTGCCGCAGATCGACCAAGCAACCGATTTGTCGCCATGTTGGTTGAGATAACTGGAGTCGCGCCACCAGTGCTTGCGATTGGTGAGGTTGCTGTAACAGATGTTACTGTTCCGCTACCTCCACCTCCAGCAGTAGCCTGTTCAATGGCTACAATGAGCAAACGACGCCATTCAGCAGTGTCCAGAATTGGAGGGATCTCAGTCGGATCAATACCTGCAGCAAGCAGTGTAAGTTTGCGAAATTCAGCAGTGTCGATTGCGCTCATAGGGATATATAATTATGGCCATGGAGAGAATTAAACTCTCCATGGCCAATTTGATTCAGTGATTACAGACCTGTGGAAGAACTTCCGACACAGTTCTCAAGACCTGTGGCAAAAGTGCAACGCTTGTAAGCAAACGGAACAACAGCATGTGGGCGGATCGGCTGATAGGCACGGCTGATCTGGTAGATGTGTTGACCGAAATCAAGGAACAAGTTGCAATCGTTATCGCGCTGAGCAACCCACTCAAGCTCACCCATTGAGAGTTGTGGCGCGAACTTGAATGTTCCCTCGCCACTGAAACGCTCTGGAGTGAGACGAGCAAAGCTGTCTCCACCGACCACGAAACCAATCTCGTAGTTCGCATTGATCCAAGCAGGATTGCGACGTGCACCTTTACCATTGGTAACAGTGACGCCGATTTCTGGCTCGATCAGGACTGGGCGACCTTGCGCATTAAAAGTATTGAAGCGCAGAGGTTGTGAGTCGATTCCGAGAGCAAAGCCACGATATCCCTGGAACTGATAACCAGTCAGAGCCTCGTTGCCAAGCTTGAATGAACCAGCTGTGACATAGTTGAGGTCTTCTTTGACATCAGCATCATTGCGGAAAGCCTCGATTTGATCGATGGAAGCAATCACCATGAAGTAATCTCCGTTTGCGGTGCTGAAAGGCTCGACAAGAAGATCTTCACGAAGGAGCGATCCCAACTTGTAGAGAGTTTTGAAATTCATCTGCGCATCAGGAAGCGCATTGTAGAATTTCGTGTCGATGGCTTGAGACTCTCCAGTGACAAGAGTGTCAAAGGAAAGACCTTTTTTAGCCAAGAACTTGACACCAGAACGATTCAGAAGAGTCGAACGGATATCACTGTTCATGATTTGAAGGATGCCTTTTTCCAAAGCCATTTGGGCTTGGAGGTATGCACCCTTGAACGCTGTGCGTGAGGTCTTGACACAAACACGAGGACCACGACCACGCAGAGACTGCAGCTGGTATTGGTATTCGGTTGAGCCGACTTCATCAGCATTTGCTCCAATTCCACAAAGCTCAACATCATTTGTGAATGTTGGAGTTGCGAGACTGGACTGCATCACTGCGCGTTCTTGAACAACAGAGCGAACAACATCCGAAACATTCGGAATGGTGCCACCCTTGAGGACGTTAATGTAGGGAGATTTGCGAGCAAGAACCTTGCCAATCTGTCCTACGATTCGGTTTGTGTCTTTTGCGGCGAAATTTTGGACCGCAGACAAGTCAATACAATCGTTTGCCATAATAGTATTTTATTTGAGTTTTGTGCTTTGTGATGTCGTTAAACATCGTTGAGGTTGAATTTTGATGACATGATTGCCATCACCATTTTTCGTCCTCGGCACGCTAGGACTTTGTTGCGGCCAGTCTGCAGCAGTAGGTCTGATGCTCCCCAATTGCTATCGGCAATCGCTCGTGACGAATCCATACGATTAAACCATTTTTTCGGACACCTAAATTTACTGCTTAGACAATAATTTTCTTTTTACCAAATTTATAGCCGTGTCATCTTTTACTCCGTGCAACCAGACGCAACCAGATTGGGTAAGATGGTCGAATTCTTTTTCAGAAAGTTCTTTTTTTCGGTAAAGATTTTGAATAACGTTTGATTTTTTCCACCCAATCCTTTCGAATTCGTCGGCAAACCATGTATCCCAAGCTTGATTCTCTGAGCATCCAATAAATTTACCGCTCATTCTCGAAATCATAGGATGGAACATAGCGTTGCCGTTAATATGCCCGACTTCATGCTCGCCGTTGTCATGCCAGCAGCCAACCACAGCATAATCCTTGTCCCATTCAGCGATCAACTTTTCCTGCCAGTCTTTGGAAATTGGCAGAGCATCAACTTCTGTTGTTAAAATGAATTTGTATCTCCACTTCTTTTTTTCATGCTCATTTGCTGAATGATCCATCAAATCGCACCAGACTCCATTTGAACCACCAGGAAAGCCAACCTCACGACGTGAAGACCTATGAATGTGGACTGTCTCGAAACATTCCTCCATTATGCTTTCCAATTTTTTGCTAGCAGGACAATCTCGTCTGTAAACAATGCAGCAATCTGCACAACCAAAGTGCTGATCTCCTGCCATGTCGGCAAGCAATCTTGCAATCTTTATGGCTTGTGGAATTTCATCTTGATAAACTTGCAATGCGTATAGGAATGTTTTCATTTCAGTATTTCTTGTATTTGTTGTTTTGCACTTTCAATTCCACCCCATGACCAATGTTGTGTTATGAACACGTCCATTTCGCTAGGAAGCAACCAAGTGAATTTTTCGTTATGCAGCTTGTTTGCCCACTGACCGACAGTGTTAAACTCGCTAAATTGTCTGAATGGCTGCGAACATACCCATGTTTCCAGATCGTGTTTCTGGTTCTGTTTTATCCATTTTCTAAATTCAGGATAAATCCAAGATGGATAGATTATTGGCATCCTGCGCATGTATTCTCGCGTGTCAAACCAACCAAGAGTTATTCTGGCTATCTCTTGCCAAGGCGACTGAACATTTTCCTCATAAAGTATAACTGGCTTATCGTGCCTGAAGAAATCCTCAGGACGAGTTTCTTTTGTGAATATGCAATCGCTATCAACATGAAGAATGTAATCTGCTTTGCAGAAATTGTCAGCATACAACTTTGTCACTTGCTGGGCCAAGTATCCTTCACAGTTGTCGCATGTCCCGTGAACCAGCTCGTCCTGGCAGAAATTTATTTTTTCTTTGTCGCCATGTGGAACAACTATGACGACAGAGTTGAATCCTTTGCAGAATTTCCTGATGCTCTGAAGACAATAGTAAAGCCACTCAAAGTCTTTTTCGTAAGAACGAATGAAGATGTCTACCTTGAGTTCGGTTTGCATAAGATATCATACTGGGCACCGACTTCTGGGAACTCTTGAATGGAATAATTCATCGATAAAATGAGGGAATAAATTTCTCCTTCACAAGTGCCATTTTGCTCAAGTGCACCAGCATTAATTTCAATCCACATCACTGGCCTGAATTTTTCAATCATCTTCTGAGCACCAATCAGAGCTTTCAACTCATGGCCTTCAACATCCATCTTCAAGAAGTTCAACTTGTCAATTGAAAGAGTGTCCAGAGGAACAGTTTGAATTTTGTCCATTCCGCTCCTGGAAATTCTTCCTGCTCCTGCATTGTCACTCTTTGAATAATTTGCAAATTCATACTTGTCAGAAACTCCGACATTAAAATTCAATGCCTCTGGACAATTGTGCTTGAGGCACTCGAATGCTTCTGGGCTCGGCTCAAAAGCATAGACCTGTCCTGTTGGCCCAACTGCTTTTATGTAAGCAGCAGTGTGATCGCCAATGAATGCCCCAGCATCAATGACATTGTCTCCTGACTTGATGTGTTGGAGGATTATCG